GTCAATAGGATGTAAATAAAAGTTTTCATTTCTTCTGAAAAAACTGCGGATCTTTTCATTCTATCGGCAAAGTTATCAAGATTTCGATAACTTTGTTTGCAACAAAAAAGCGGGCTGTAAACCCGCTTGCTGACTACATTCCCGTTGATTTGTAATACTTGCAGTTATTAGCCGTCTCTGTAAATATTGGTGCAAGTGCTTCCTTTAGATATTCTTTATCATCCTCTGTGTAATCCCATACTCTGTCCGTTGGTGCTTGGCTTCCACTTGGATGGTTACAGTCCCCTTCATAGCTATACATTTCGTTGTCCTTTTCAATCAGGAATCCTGAATGTATGCAGTTTGTACAACTTTTCATGCTGTCCTTACCTTTTTGAAATCTTTGTCAGTCCAGGTATCATGTCCCTTTGGTGGCTGTATCAACGCTGAAGTCTTTACCCATTGCTTTGGGACGGGCAGCGCGTGGGATGGATTAACAGCAGGTGGTCTTTCTAGTTGCCATTCCCCTTTTTTATTCCCACCAACAATTTTTACCAAGTCCCCTTCATAAAATGCGTATTGTCCCACATTTACCTTCCAGGGTTTGAGGACTGCGACAGGTGGCAGTGGTGGTTTGTCCTCAAAAACCGCTGTGTATTCATTCCCGAAAAGTTCACCCCATGTCATTTCCCTGATTGATTTTGTAGGTCGTGATGGTGTGGTTGGTTTGGTGATTGGGTCACTGACTGTACCGCCCCATAACTCTGGTTTTTTTGATTTGATGATTTCCTCAATGACTTGAACACGGCAAGCATCTTCTGGTTTTTGATAGCAATTTAGGGTTATATCGTTCTTAATTTTGTTAATCCAAATGTTGATAATCTGGTCTTTTGTTATCATTTCTTCTCTGAATTTTTCAGAGTATTTCTGTTGTGCAATCTCATCTTGATTCGATGATTGCCAGAACTTTGTTAAGTCTTCCGATGGTGCAAATAATAGCAATGGACTAAACTCGCATCCTTCGGGGGGAGGTAGTGAAATTGCAATGCTTGTACCGACTTGCTCGCCTGAATAATGTGATGTGTAAATCATAGTTTTGGTAAGGTGGTAAAGCTATCGGTAAGACGATAGCTATGGACAAAATAAAGCTATTTCCAAATCAATGAAATATCTGATTGTGTGGCTTGTCTGTAATCCGTAATTGCTGAATATGGAATACAGGTCATTAGCCAAATCCGGCTGTAAAATGTCATGGAAAACACCGTAAACCTATTGCCACCAATGACATTAAATTCTATGGGAGATTGATTTAATCCCCAATAAAAATCGTCGAATTTTGGACTGTGCATTGCGCCCCATTGCCAGCATTTTAATGTCGCTATTAATTGTTCAATAAATGTTGACTCTGTGATTGATTCTGTTGTTTCAAACTCTTCTATTTCAATCATGATTTCTCCTGTAAATTAACGCTACAATTCCCAACAAGAACAACAGTAAAGCATCAATTGTGATGACTATTATTCCTAGTCTCCATAGGTAAATTCCTATTGACATTGTTTCTTCCATTACGTTTTCTGTTGATGTAATCTTGGATAACTTGACAGTATCTTATAGCAGATTTAGGACTATAAGCGTATATGGATTCCATCTGTTGAATTTGTCCATTATTCATATTAGGAAACGTCTTAATGATGTCCTCTAATACGAGTTTTTTGATTGCTCTGGAGTCCACGGTTTTATTCCTTTGTCTTTAACTAAAATCGATTTTTTGTTGCCTGATAAACAGAAACAAATGGTTGCGCTTGGTGGCGTGTTGCGGAAATATTGGGAAACTTTTCCTTCTGCTTTTAATTGCTTTAGGGATTCCCAAAGAACTTCGTAGCTAATACCCAGGATATTCTTTATCTCATGGGCAAATAAATCGCGTCTAGCCAATAGATTCACTATCTTCTCGTTGGTATTCATGTTCGTTTGCTGTGTAGTAAATGTTGTTATTTTTGACTATTTCTAGCACCTTACCAATGTCTTTCAACTTCTTTAAAGCGACGGCAATCAACGACATTGGTTGTTTGATTTGCGTGCAGATTTCATTCCAAGATTTTTCTTCTTGGATACAATCAATTAATTCTTTTTCAAATTCAATAATCATGGTGCAAATTCCGATATAAACTTCATTCCCAAGCCGCAAAACCCGCCAGGCTGAAAGGATAAAACAGCGATGGCTATGGCTAATTTATTAAATATTTCCCCAGCCTTTCCAGGCTCACCACCATAGAGTAAAGTATCGCCTTCGTGGGCAATTAATTCGGCTGTATTAATAGCCTCTTTTAATAGCCTGTCACTGATATATCCGGCGCGATGTATCTCGGATATTCGCAGCGTCACGGCAAATTCTAGCGTTGGCATTAATGAGGAACTCATCATTTCCCTCTCTTTTCTGGAGGTGTCATTAAGCGCTGTTGGCACTTGTTGACATGGAACATATACACAGGCTTCTCCGCGCCCTTGGGTCTATCGTCGCGGACTTCGTGTTTTAGTCGCAGTCTTCCATCTCTGACCATGCAGCGCAACTGGTCGGGTTTTTTGCCTAGAATTGCGGCTGCGGCTGCGGTGTTAAGCCACTGATTGCCCCTACCTGCTTCCCTTCCCATCACTTCAATGAAAAGGTTTTGAAACTCGGTCATGGCCGCATTTACGGCTTCGTTTATCACATTATTCAATTCCTGTCTGGACAATATGACAGTTTCCTGTCCATCCCTAGATAGAGAGTCTGGACTGTTGTTGATGCTAAGGTTATTTTGCATAGCTTTATATGCGTTTATCGAACTTTATCGTAGTTTATCGTAGTTTATCGTATTTTCTATACCTTTATCGTAGCGGAACAGTGAGACTATGGAAATTAGTTGTAAATTTTTGCAAACATGAAAGCAGGAAACCTAATTAAAAGTATATGTAGCCGCGCTTCTAGCATGAATCAAGCTGCTAAAAAATCTAAGATTGCTCAGTCTACTTTGAGTGAATGGCAGTCTGAAAAAGTCACTCCAGGATTAGAGCGATACGTAGATTTATGCTTGGCTATGGGGTGTCGCCCTGGGTTTGAATTGGATCAGTATTTGGGATTAGGTGGGGCTAAACCACGTACTGCGGAGGATGTATTGGGTCAAGTTTTGGCGTTAAATGCTTGTGAACAGCAGCGATTAATTTCGCTTATAGCTGGCAAATATTCTGAGTTTTTAATGGTATCAAATATGATTGATGTAGATTGTCTAATAGCTTTAATTCTTCAGCATCTTAAAGCAAACAAGCTAAGTCCTGAAAGGTTTGCTAAAAATGCTTATATGTCTATTCAACAATATACGGCATTGATGCACGGTGTGTTACCTGCATCTGTAGAGGATGTTGAGGGATTGCTGTCTGTGTTGGCCGTGCAATTGAAAAACCCGCACACCGAAGAAACTTTTGATACTCGGGATGCGTTGATTGAGTTTTGCCGTCCTAGGAAATCAACTCACAACCAAGAACGCGAACCCAACGACACAAATCATTATTGAATTTGACTAGTTGAGCGTCAACGGTGAATTTTGCGGCTTCTCCAGTGAAAAAATAAGCTGTGTAAGTATAATTTCTTAGTTCTCTGTCTTGTAGTAATAGGGTTTTGTAGCGTTGCAACTCTTCTGGTATCCAATAACTGCTCATGTTAGCACCTAGCCAATTGTTGGCATTAATACCAGAGCTTTCGCTAATATGGGAGTTAGCGAATATACCCTTGTCATCTTCCATCCTGACTAAAGAAGATGGATAGGGGTGCTTCGTAATTTCATGAATAATTTCCGCTTCCGTTGTTCTTGTGCTTGCCATTGCTTGTATTATGACTGGAGGCTTGGGTTTGGGGTAGTACAAGGTAGATTTGTATTTTCCCATTTCAGCCCTGAGTGTAATTTTTTCCCAATGTTCCCCCGACTCAATTAAAGAATTAATTAATTGATGTTGTTTTTTGAGTAATTGTACTAATGTATTATCAGTATCAGTAATTATTAAAATTTCCGTCCCTACTCTGAATCGTTTGCAGCGACTCAGTAAAACGGATAGGTTTTCAATCATATCCTGCTGATTAGACGCAAAATTAAATCGCTCTTAATTTTACACTTATGTACTGGTAAATTTATTAAAAATTTCTAAATGGTCAGCATCGGTAATATGTCGTTGATATTCCCGTAAATGTACAGTTGTACTATGTCCCATCCACTTAGCAGCTACGGATATGGGGATTTTATATTTTAGTGCGGCTCGGACTGCCCATGCGTGGCGCAAGTCGTAGGGAGCGAAGGATACTTTGTAGCGTTTAAGAGATTTGTATATGACGTTGCCTATGTCCTTAAAGGTTCTATCATCTGTTTTGATTGTTGGCTTGTGCATCTCCCATAGTTGCCAATCCGTTACCCATTCTAGTGGCAATGGATAAGCCAAGCGTGTACCTGTTTTGCCGTCTAATATTTTGCATCGGTAGGGATGCTCCTGCTCTATTTCACAGAATAACGCTTCGTGGGGTCTTAGTCCGTAGGTGGCGATCGCGCCAAATACCCACAACCAAGACGGGTTTGTAATCTTTTCTCTATTGGCAATAATCTCATCTTCTGTTGGCAGTTGCCTGATGATTTGGCTGGCACTGCTGTAATTGCCTTGGTATTTCTTTAAGCTGCATTCAATGCCCGCTAATTTGGCTAATTGCTCAAATTTCTGGCAAATCCGTTGACGAGTCCAGGTATTTGCTTCGGTCTGTATGGCTGTGGCTATCAATACCTCACGGGTTAGGGGTTTGTCTTGGGGTAGGCGGCTGAAAAATACTTCGTAGTGGTCTTTCCAGGTTTGCTGCTTGGTTGGTTCGTGGCCATTGGTCGCAAAGTATTCTGTCTTAAATTTCTCAATCCAGTATCGGCACGTCCCCACATTCGTCGTTTCGGATTCTAAGTATTTTGACCAGTCAAAGCCACCAGTTACCAAAAGCCCACCAATGATTTTGGCTTCGGCTTCAGCCCGTTGTAGTCCTGCGGGGTTGGCATAAATTCCCAGTGCTAGGTATTGCTGATAGGGAGCGCGTTTATCAGAACCGGGTTTCGGTGGCAGGGTAGCGCGAAGGGAAAGGCGATCGCCGCGTTGGCAAACTGTAACCCCAATCCTGCCAGCCTTGAGCCGTTCGTTAACAGATTCCAAAGTCCATTTCATGAACTAATCCTGTACTAAATTATTTATTCAAGATGCAATATAAAATCATATAAAGCAATATTCCAAGCGCGCATAAGTGCCACAGATAAATAAAAAAGCCTTGGAAAACCAGGACTTTAAAGAACGGGTACGACAGGACTCGAACCTGTGACCGTCCGCTTAGAAGGCGGTAGAAAAAATCTTGTAATGTTTTGCTGGCAAGGGTTTTTAGGGTAGTTCAAAAACATTGAACTAAAGTTGTGCTATGATGATTTTACGCCGGAACTCGTTAATTCTAATATAGGCTTCATGCCTTGCGAATTACAGGAATGGCGTTTTCGCGGGGTAGTTTAATGGAAAAACCGTCGGTCACTTAGGTGCGGACGTTAAATTAATGGATGGTTCGATTCCTCCCCCCCGTGTATCAACACCTCAATTTATTGCTAACTCCTGAGAAATCAGGAGTTTTTTGTCATTAATGTATTTTTGCTACAATGTAAGCGGCAATGCTGACGACTATATTTTTAAGACTATGAATACATGGTTAGAAGTTGCGGCGGAGAACGTCTGCTTGCTAGAAATAGATTTGGACAAAATTATTAAAGTAATTGTCAAGCGAACCAAAGAGGTTTTAGCGATACAATTGAGTATTTCAGAGCATCAAGTAGCGGAAATATTATTTCCTAATATTAAAATATATTGTGCTATATCTGCTTATCCTCCCCAGTGCGAAATCATCTATCATAAATTCTTTGACCGTAAATATTACTGGGCTGTGAAAGATGGTTCAATCGCAGAAAATATTAATAGTCTAAACGGTACTTTTGTGGATGGTGTAAGGCTTTTAGGCTATGAAGTCAGGAAATTACAGCACAACAATACAATAACTTTTGCTGGACAACCTTCCCCTTGGATAAAGTTTTGTGATTTAACCCAAAAAGAAGAGGATTGTATATGAAAAAGATTCAATTTAATTTCTATAAAATCTGTATATTTTTAGGAATAGCTGGCGGTAGTTTTGGGATTTCTAGGCTGGTTGTTGCTGCCTTCCCTGCTGTTGATAAATTTACTATTTTTAGTGCCTTCTTTTTCCCTATCTTTGGTTGGTGGGCAAAATTAGAGGCTGATTTATCTAAAAAATCTGAAGATTACAAAATCCTAGAGGCACAGATGGAGGCTCAAGATAGGATTCATGAAGTGGCGTTAACTGATTTACAGGGTCGCTTTGAGTTCCTGAATTTGCGTATTGATCAGGTGATGGAAAGCCAAGAAATGAAGGCGGCTGTGGCTAAAAATTCTAAGAAAATCAAGGAGATTGACGAAACCTTGATAAGACAAGGCTTAAAAGATAGGGACTAGCTATTAGCTCCTAATTCTGTTGACGGAAGGAAAACCACCAAATCTCAGTGTATTACCATGATACTGCTTACAAGCATCTAAATCTTTTCTACAGGCTCTATTTGCTGCTGTAGTCGGGTTGCCAGAAATATCAAAATGAATATTTATCGGGGCTTGACAATCCTGATCGCTAAGTTGCCACTGACAACGTTTGGAATAAATTCTAGCTGGTAGTTTTTTTCTTTCTAATGAGTAAGGTGTGAGAGAAAATGTAAATTGATTTTGATACTCCCCGGTATATTGATTGACTTTTAAATTTAATTCATAAAATTGAGTAGAATCTGCTGTTTGTTCTCCGTCTAAAAACATTGGCTGAGTGCGCTTAACATTAACATCTGCACCAATAACAAAATAGCTATCTATTACATCACCCACTAGTCCTGATATATCTGAAACTATCAAGGATGAGCGCGCCTCTACACTCTCACCTGATTTACTAAAACTACTGATTTTGCAGGGAAATCCTTGATAGGTGATATTGCCAAAACTGACAGTTCCATAATTGCAAATTCTTATATCAAAATCTTGATTTTTGATATTAATTAAATCTATGAATATTTCTGTATCTAGTTGTTGAGTATTTGATAATAAAGTCATAGTTTTACCTGATAAATTTCTTAAAGTTTGTTATCAAATGCAGAGTGCGTTCTACCCATAGGAAGATTGGTAGAGAGGCGAGTCCCATATATTCTTGCTGTGGTTGAATCAAGAGGCACGCAGAACACCCGACCATCAGGTAACAAGACACCACCATAGAAGGTATTTCCTCCTACAGGAAACACGCTATTAGTTGCCGTTAAAGTATTAGTAATTGGGTTATAAATTCTACCTGTGCTTGAAACTGCGGGTACACAAAACACATTCTTGTCCGGCAACAAAACACCACCAACAAACCCAAAAGAGGAAATGCCGCTCGGCGTGGTTAATGTATTAGTGGCAGGATCAAAAACTCTCGCTGTAGTAGAATTGTGCGGCACGCAAAACACTCGACCATCAGCCAGTAATACGCCACCGAAAAAAGCACCGTTACCTGGATAAGTACCATTGGGTGTTGCAAGTGTGTCCGTAGTAGGATTGTATATTCTTGCTGTAGTAGAGTTATGTGGTACACAGAATACTCGACCATCAGTTAGTAATACACCACCAGCAAAAGCTTTATTACCTGGATAAGTACCATTGGGTGTTGCAAGTGTGTCTGTAATAGGGTTGTATATTCTTGCTGTAGTAGAATTGTGCGGTACGCAAAACACTCGACCATCAGTTAGTAATACACCACCAAGTAAGCCAATGTTGCCCGGATAAGTACCACCGGGTGTCGTTGTTGCGTTAGTAATAGGGTTGTATATTCTCGCTGTAGTAGAGTTGTACGGTACACAAAATACTCTAGAGTCGCTTAATAATACACCACCAGCAAAAGCACCGGCGAAAGCAATAGCACCGGGGTAAGTACCTCCAGGTATTGTAAGTATATTTGTAACAGGATTGTATATTCTCGCTGTAGTTGAATTGTATGGCACACAGAATACTCTACCATCTTGCAATAACACACCACCAATAAAAGCACCAGAGCCTGGGTAAGTGCCGTGGGATGTCAATGCGTCTTGTGCCGCACCGTAATTATACTGCCTAACATATGTAAAATCGGCAATTGGGTCTAATGGGAAATATTTGATCTTTAGCCTATCAATTGCTGTGCTAGATGATGGTTCGGCTGTCTTTTGCTCGGTAAAGGTTGCTGTTATTTGCCATAAATACACTCCTTGCTGAATTACGCTCCACTTATCGCAAATGTACTCCTTGTAAGGAAAAGTATCTAAAGGCCGCCACCTAAATTTTGTAATGCCTCCATATTCTATAAACAAAGAAATGATGTTGTTTTTGATAGCTGTACTTAAATTAGGGATGACTATTTCGGTGGTATTTCTAAGAGAATTAGGTACTAAAGCTATTACTCCATAACCATCACCTAATTTAGTGATTTGGGTCTGTATTTTTGTTTCTTGACTAAATTCCCATTTAGTCGGCGGTAATACTAATATTGGTGAAATCATGATTAATTAAAGTTGTGCAATTGGACTGAAACCAAAATTAATTAATGCGGTATTCCATTCAGTAACGTGGTCTGGATCTAGTGAGTATCCATCATCAATTAACTCATCAAAACATTCTTTCAATGCTTGTTCTGTGCGAATATTGGAAATAACCATAATAAGATTTACGTAATCAACAGAAATAATATTATTGGTTTTAGCCGCCTCTTTTACGCTCATATATAAAGGCTTTAAATTACCAATCAAAAGATTGCGATAAAGCTCATCCCAATTAGGAAAAACAGCTACAACGTCAGCAGGTTCGGGAATATTATTTTCTTTTAACCAAGCCTCGTAAAGCTGCCAGTCGCCATTATTTCCTTTTGGAATAATTGCCCCGTCCTGAAGTCTGATAATTATATCGGAACTAGTTGTTAGTTTGTACATAGTAGTATTTTGATGTGGTTTTAAGGTATGTAAGCAGAGCAGGTTGCAGCTAACTGCCAAGTAGTATTAGTTCCTGCGGTAGATATTATCCGATCAATAAAAAAGTAAGGAGTTATATTTTGTGGAGATGTAGAACTTATGTTAGCCTGACTGCTATATGTTCTGCTAACAACAGGGGCAATTCTCATTACACATGGAAGGGGATATAATTGATTGAACGCAAACCCACCAGTGCTAGGACTAGGATACCCATACAAAGATGCAGGAAGAATCGAAAAGTACCTTTGACATTTATTTAATTCTTCTGCATAGATTGTAGGAATGAAAGTAGTAGTTGAAGAGCCTTCTTCTAATTTTACATTAGCTAAATAGAAATAACGAGCAGCGTTGTCTGTAGCCCCTAATGTAAATAAAATCTCTAAACCTCTTTCTACTTCTTGAGGACAGGTAAAAGTCCAGGAATATCTAGTTGAAGTGCTGGTAATAGAGATTGTTGTAGTAGCAATTTGAGTTTTCGTGGGACTAGCAATAGTCCCAAAAGTATTAGCGGATGTCGTTGGTCTGCTTGCTGTAATTGTTAAGGAAGTAAGAAAAGTGTGGGAGCATTCAAAGGATAAAGTTACTGTTTTTGTTGCTAAATTAACAGCGTCAATAGCTTCTATTCTTTGTCCTATTCCTATTGAGGTAATAGAGGAAGATATGGTCATTATTCTAAGACTTTTAGCCGAATTTGACCCTTCTGGAAATTGCGCCACTTGAGTTATATTGCCTCCTATGCAATAAACAAACCAGCAGTCAAAAACTGGATACCCTAAAGATGCGGTTGGCACAGAATTTCCAGCTATGATTTCTGCTGAAGTAGTTGCCTGAGCTACTTTAAAATCGCTATTAATAATATAGTTGTAGTTATTTCCTTGCACTGCCGTACTTAATTTTGCGGGTGTGACAGCACCGTCGGCAATCTTAGTTGTAGTTACCGAATTGTCAGCTAATGTGGCATTACTTGGATTATTTATAACAATTCCCATTACACAACCTCCGTAATTCTTGCAAATCCGTTTGCACTTGACCAGATACCTCTGATTTCACCTGAGTAGTCATCTCCTCCAAAAATAGCAGAGGATGGAGTATTGCCTACTTTAGCAGCTAAAAATAGCGAGTAGTTTGTAGTGCTTGCTGCACTGGCATTTAATGTTACATATAAGTCTGCTGTTGAATCATTCAGTATTATCACTGTTTTTCTGTTGTTATTTGCAGCCAATAATGTTACAGATGTTGCGCTACTGGCTACGTTTGTTAATGTTGATGTTGCTGCAAAAGCGGGACTTATGGACAAAGAAGCAGAAGAAGTTTTTGTCCCTAGTGATGACGGGAGTTTGCCGTCAATGCTTGCTAGTGATGTATTGCCAGTAGTTTGGTTTGCAGATGTGGCTGCACCTGTCGGCAGTGGTAAACTTGCGGCACTTATAGGTTGTGTTACTCCACTACCATCAACTAACAAACGAGTAGCTGTAACAGTTAAATTACTAGGTAGTTTGGTGTTGATACTAGCTAAATTGCCCCCAGACTCTAATGCTAATAAAGATGTATTTAAATTAGTGCCAGCATTAGCTGTAAAGCTGGTATTGGTAAAAGTCAAGCTTGGTGCAGTACCTATATTGAATGTAGGTGTGGACGCAAAAGCTGGCAATGTACCAGTTAGACCTACGCTCCAAGTTCCTTGCTGAACCGCCGTAAATCTAGGAATGTAAGGACTGACGACTGTACCATCTCCAGTCGCTTCTCTATACGCAGTCGCTCCCGTTACATCTATATATGGTTGAGGCATTTAAAATTCTCCTGTAAAAACCGTAAAGTATTGATTGCTTACGTCGGCCGTTACTTGTGCTGACGATGCAGCTTCAGCGTACGTACTTACTTTGTTGTTAGTTGTAATTGCAGCTACTCGCACATAAAAAAATCCATTACCTACGTTTTCCCATCTAGCTGATAATTCTGTGGTAATTTGTGTAGATCCCCATTCAGAAGTTTGTCCTCTTCTTAATTCTACTTTGTATCTATCGGTGTATGGTTCTTCAACTGTAACACCGTTAACAACTTTTGTTGGGCGTTGCCATGAAGCTATCAATGTATAGCTGGTGATGTCACCATGGGTAATTCTTATCATTTTGGATGAAACGTTTATAGGTGGTGATGCAACTATTGGAAGCCTTGCCACCGGAACAATTGCAGGTATTTTTATGCCCGATTCAATCTGAGTATAGTAGTCGGCACTATAGGTTTTTGCGGTGATGTCAAATAGGTTTAAATTGTCTTCTACTGGATTGACTTCTGTAATCCGATAAAGTTGAGTCCTGTTAATAGTATCTATTATTTGCCAAGGTGATTCAGGTGCGGGTAAGGTTGTTAGAGGTGTGGTTAAATTAATTTCTGTAAATGTTCCTGCACCGTTACTAATTGTTCTTTCTACAACTGTTTCATCAGGTAATGTTAATAAAATCTTTTTAGTTGCGCTTGCTGTTAATGTTACTGGCGAATCAATTGTTATTTTAGTGGTGATTGCTACTGAAACTAAACCACCAATTCTAACTCTATTTTTAGCACTATCAGCAACTTGAATTACATCGCCAGGCGAAAAGAACATTGCCCTTGTTCTCACTCTACAGGTAAGGACAATATTATTAGGTTGTGACCCTAAAATAGTTCTTCTTCCTGACCTGATAGCAGCACCCCTGCGAGTTTCGCCCAATAAAGCATACTCTTCTACTTGTACTCCATAGCGTTGAATGGCTGGGATATCTTCTATTATTTCTGGCACTAATTCCCAGTCTTCAACTGTTGATTGATAGGAGACTTTAGCGATAGTTGTGACTGTGTTTAATTCAGGTGTTTGATAAACGAATTTACCTTCTTCAACATCAGAGTTGGTAAGAATTTTTGGCAATGCTGTTGTAGGTCTATCTTGCCAGAAGCTAATCTGTGAACCGTTCCAATAAGGTTTGGCATACATGGTAGAGCAAATGGCTCTAGTCATTTCTAGAACTACTTCTTGCCCACCTGAACCTAGTACGGTATTGAACAAAAATCTTCGCTCTAAACCACCACCACCATTTGAAACAAACTGATTATTATACACACTACACTGATATAGTGCATATTTATCTATGTATTGAGTAGGAATATTTAGATTAAATCTCGGTTCGGTCAGTAATTTCCATACTATCCAAGCCGGATCTGCTGTGGCTCTACTGGGAGTATAAAAAGTACCATTCCAGCCACCGCTATAATCTGTTCCATTGTCAGTGGCGTTCACGGTTGCGTTACTAGGAATTTCGCAAATCATACACTGTAACATTGCCCATATTTCTGGGGTAGATGGGAATGTTTTTGCAGGAAACTGGAGATTTAGTAAAGCGGTGTTGATGTAAGCTATGCGATCGCTTGTTATTTCTGTATAGCTTACCCATCTGAGATTAGCTGTTACATAGCTTGTGTTTGGCGGTATAGGACTTGGCGGTTCTACTGGCCCGGTTTTTAATACTCTAACTTCAAAATAACTTTCGTTTCTATTAACAGGAAATCTGTAGTCAAATGTTACTTCTTCTGAATATCTAGCGATTAAATTTCCCGATGAATATCGAGTCGCAAAATTACCATTAATGCCTTCTTTTATGAGAATATCGAAGCCTATTGTCGCTTGCCTGACATCACCATTTGCATCGTTGTACTGAAGTTGTATGCCTAACTTAACTTGAATATCGGTTAAGTCTGCATTGGATATAGTCCTAGTTTGGGGAATGTTGTACTTAATAGCAACGTTAACAGGATTATCGGAAAACGAGCCGTCTGGTAAACTTAAAGCCTGGGAAGTGGAATTTGTTCCTGTCGTGCTTGACATTGTGACGTTAGCAAAATTCACAGTTCCGTCAGCGTTCATGTATGGTGTTTTATCAAAATAAAGGTCTCTGCCACCGTTCACCATACCTCCAATAGTTCCTTCGCAAATACCTAAGACGAGCTTAACGTTGTCGTTTGTTGTTCCTGATATTGCGTCAGTAATTTGTTGTCTCGTTGATTGGCTGCTTGGTCTACCTCCAAATAATCCGCCAGAACCAGATAAGTTTTCTGCCATTTTTCAAGTTCCTTTTGATTAATTAGTGGTGAAATTGGAGTCAATTTCTACAGATAAAACTTGAAAGTTTTTGACTAAAACTTTACCAAATGCCAGGGGAATTGGCGTACCTTCCTTGGTGCTATATCCTGGACTTTGGAAAAATGTAGAGCGGCGGTCATCAATAGCATTGCTATCAACGCTAGGATTACCAAAAAGAATAGATTGTAATAGTCCCGTAGCACCTGAAATAATCAAACCCCAGCCTAAGCCTACGGCAACCGATCCAACGCCAGGAATGGCAACTAATGCAACTCCAATCCCAATCATGGCGATATTAGTAAGGAACTTGCCCACACCACCTGAACCCTGAATGTGTGGGGTTATCTCTACAGTTAATCCTGTGATAGGTAATAGTAATTCTGGTGAATTTTCGTCTATTTCCCTCTGCCAGTTGGCTGCTTTAATGACTATTGAATACATCCAATCGGTAGATAAAACATAATGCTTGAAATCTTCAAAATAACAGCACAAAAAGTTAATTACTTCTCTGACTGTGTGTGCATCTGCTTGTATTTCTGGCAAAAAGTTATCACCTAAAGCACCATTCAATTTGATAGTTGTTAGCATAATTCCTTTAATCTTCCGTGTAAAAGAGTCCGTTTTCTCCAATAATCGGCGTACTGCTCCAGTTTGGATACTGAAGAATCTGAGGGAGAATGAAGAATAATATTCTCTACAGGTTTGACCATGACCATGGCGTGATTTACTTTTTTACCTCCTTTTAGTGCCACACCAAACACATCGTGTAATTGCGGCTGTGTCCCCAATGGTAACAAATTAAATTTATTCATTGACCACGGACAGTCGTAATCTTCGGGTGGAAAGTTGTCTAGTTGAGTTCTGGTAAATTCCCCAATATCTATTCCCACAATTCCTAGTAAATATCGCCTGACAATAGCAAAGCAATCAGATCGTCCCCAGTGAAATCTGGTGTTAAGATAAAAGTCTAATTCTTGGGGTGTGTGAGGTTTTTTCTCTAAGGGGAAAGGGTCGGGATTGTTGGCTTCGTAGTAGTCCCACACATCAAATCCAGAATGGTAGAGGATGATAGGTTTTTGGCTTTGGTGAGCTAATTCTATGTCTGTGTAGGTGAAATACCCTGATTGATTGTCTTTGTGGTGGGTATGCCAAATGGCGGAAATATCCCCATAATCAAACATGGCTAAATCGTTGGCAGCTATTGTGAAATGATTCTCTGGGTCGTTATGAATGTTGTTCAAGGTGATAACTTCATCGTTGACAATAATTCCACATCTCTCCTTGTCTGACCCTAAAGCCGCTAATTTAATTTGTATTTTAATTGAGTTTTTTATTACCATAAATTCAATGTTTAACTAATATTAAATATATCATACTTATATAAATGCTACAATTTAAGAGTATAAAAATACGAAATGTAATTACAATATGTTAAACACTAATATTCTTTCCCCTAAAGTTCAGGCATTGGTATCTACCTGGATTGGGATGGTACAACAATCTGATAAGAACATAACTAATACCTATGTAGAGATGCTTAAAGATTCTCCAGTGGCCAGCGCGGCTAATGATTTGAGAATATTACTTGGGGTCTCAATGCTTGACCACTACCAAAATCCTGATCCTTATATTCAAGATTTTACTAGGAAAACTATTAACGCTATGCAGGGTAGTTGGTTAAATGTTGTGTCTCAAATACTGACCTTTATCCCTTTTGGTAAATCGTTTTCAGAAGTTAGTTATGTTATTAGGAAAAGGAAAGCATATTTAGATATTATTAGAACTGTAGACCCTAGATATTATTGGTTTGAGGGGTTCAACGGACAAATTAGCCGGGTTCATTATCTAAGATTTAGTGATATTTATATTCCCTATGAAAATGGGATTCATTTAGTTAATCAGCCATATTTAGCATTAGGTGGCGACCCTCACGGTGTGGCTATTTGCCGTCGTGCCTATCCTTATTGGGAACTGACTAAGGTAATCAATGCTTGTATGGCGATCGCATCCGAACGTCAGGCTACTAAATTATTGGTGGGCAAAACGGATACTGCCAACAACTCTGTGAGCATGATTAATCCTGAAACTGGACAACCTTATTTAGACCCAAACACTGGTGAACCACGGTTGTTTAACCAGGGTTATGTGATGTCAAGAAACCTAGAAGATATCAAGAATAATTCCTACGCTGTGATTGATTTGGCTGATGAGATTGAGGCGATCGCTCACGAAACTGATGGGAGCTTTTTTACAAATATTTTGGGATACCTAGAATCAATGATGATGCTGTGCTGGTTAGTCCCTCGCACTGTCACGGGTACGGGTACGGTGAGCAGCGGTGATAGCAATCTTAATGAAGGTCATCAAAATATCTTGAGATTGGTGACTAGGTCGCAAATGGAAATAGTCGGGGAAGCGTTGATAGAACAGGCTATCCGCCCTATGTTGGAGTTCAACTTTGGCGAGCTTGATGACTATGGTAGTTTCCCAATTGCGACTGAAGACAACACCGACACAATCACCCTTTTAAACATTATTAATAACTGCGTAAACACAGGAACTTTTAGTAAGTTTGACCTAGATGTTATTAATAAAATGCGAGCTTTGGCAGGTATTACACCTTTGGAAATAGCACCTGTAGAAGGTGAGGATGTTAGCGAAAAAAAGTTGCAATCTGACTTATTAATTAAGTCAGACAAACAGGAATCAACGATATTTACTTGGAACAAGAAAAGCCAACGTTATCATTATGCTAATGGCTACAAAAAGGGTCAGTTTGTCAGGGAAAGTGATGTAGCAAGACTGACAGAACAGGCGATTAAAGACCATTTAGCAATGGGTGAAAAAGTTACCGATGCACTATTGTCAGGACGGATTAATGTGGCTAGGTGGGAACGACAAACGGCGGAATTATTGAGAAGTTTAGCCGTGTATCAGTATGCTTTAGGCGTGGGTGGTGCAAAGCAGATGGACTGGCGAGACTACTCATTGATTAGTGGACAATTAAACCTTGAGTATCAATACTTACGAAGATTTTCCCAGGATATTCTAAGAGGTGATTTGTCAGAAGCGCAGATATTAGCTAGAGTAAAAATGTACTATAACAAAACTAATCATTTTCGGGAGCGTGGCAGACTAGAAGGTCACAAACGAAATGGTTATTTGTGGGAGCGTCGGGTCATCAGTGCCGTGCATAATTGCGATGATTGCATTCGATACAATGGGATGGGATGGGCGCAAATTGGTACACTGCCTAATCCTGGGGAAAATTGTCAGTGTAAATCTAATTGTAAATGCGTAAAATATTACTCAAATGCTTTAATGATGCCAACATTATGAATAACGAAAGTGTTTTACCCGGAATATTCGCTCTGCTAAGTACAGTGTTAGCCTTAGCCGTGTTATTTGCTCCTAATTTGTCAGATGCTAAAAGTAGCGGTGCGTTCAACATTTCGCTCGCTTTAGCATCAGGTAGTGCAGGTTTGGCTGTATCAGGGAAAGAGAAAAATGGAAATGTCTAAATTTACGCCTGACGCAGAAACACTCCCGCCCATAGGCGATTTAATGACTGATTTAAGTCTTAATGCTGACGTGGTTGGTGATATTTTGCAAGACTTTGTAGAGAATCCACCCATACCAGAATTAGCTAATCTGGTTTTGGCTGAACCTGAACCCGATTAGGGTTGATGCTTTAGTATCCATTGTTTCGGCCTTCTTTGTGCTTGTTATTGCGGCAATCATTAAGCTGCTGTTTCGCGTTTCAGTCCTTCCTGGTCTGGCGTTGCTGCAAGGGTTGGTAAAGTTGATTGATTGCTGCTTTAAGCTAGTTTCAGTCCTTCTTTTTCCTCTGCCTATTGCAAGCTGCTGTCCGCAATGATAATGCTATTAAATTTCTGGAGGTTTCAGTCCTTTCTATCCTCCGCCCTTCTTGCAAGTCCCTAGAAGTCATAGGCTAACCAAAGTCAGCCACACGCGTTTCAACCCCTCTCATCCCTCCGCCCTTCTTGCAAGGTTGTATGCCTTTAGAGGGTAATGTATCCGCTAACGTTGTTTCAGCACCTCTCATCCCTCCGCCCTTCTTGCAAGTCGCAGGCTATAAGCTCGTTCATCCCATCAGAATAGTTTCAGCACCTCTCATCCCTCCGCCCTTCTTGCAAGTCGCAGGCTATAAGCTCGTTCATCCCATCAGAATAGTTTCAGCACCTCTCATCCCTCCGCCCTTCTTGCAAGTGCCGCATCTTCAAAGTCTTGTCTAGCAAGGGTTCTGAGTGCCATTTGCGCGGGTCTTCTGAAAAATCTCATTTCAGCCGCTTTAGCAACTTGCTATGTATCGAAAGGATTGCCTGAATCCCTTGCATTTTCTTGGTTCTGGGCATTGCGCGAGTGATTTTGAAGGCTGCCAGCCATAGTTCCGGCTGGTCTATGGGGGTTGTCACCTTCCCCCTTACTTTTCAGGATAAATCCCTAGAAGTCATAGGCTAATATTAAACTAGCCGCCCGCCCAAACTGCGGTGATTTGATATTAGCATGAGCAGTTTTAATTGTCAACTGTCAGCGCGTTTTTTCTTGAATCTTTGGGGTTTTTCGTATGTCAATCTTACGCCGTTGTACTTGACTTCTCCTAATTCAAATCCGGCGTTCTGTTTGTGATTCCTGGCTGCGTTGGTATCTGCTTGTTGTGGGACGTTAAACAGTCTACATTCGGAGTTTTTACAGATAAATTCATGCTGTGATAATCGTTCTCCCTTTTGTCCGCATTGGTGGCAAGTTTGGGATGTGTAGTTAGCTGGTGGCTGCTGAAAACTGCCACCGCGATTTTCAACTTTTAGCTTTGTCTTTTTTTCTAAATCACCTAAACATCTTTGTCTCATAATCCAATTTAATCCGCGTTTAGCAGATGCACCATTGTGAGCGTAGCCGGTACCTTCTGGTAGTGATTTGGGTTCTACTTGCTTGAGTAGGTTTTTGATTTGGGTGTTTTCCCAGGCAATATGTTCATAGGTGCGCGATAATCTTGTGGATAATTTGTGATTAAAGGCATTGGATGAATTGCTGCCGCGTTCATGCAATCTTCTGATTTTATCTTGTAGTTTAATCTCGGTATTGGTTCTAGGTCTAGGTGTTTTGTTCCCTGCTTCTTTCCACTTTTTATCATTGATTGATTCAGCATTATCTAGTTTTGATTGGAGTTCTTCTATGTGGATAGAAACACGCTCCCTAGATAAATTTGGCAAAAATAAAGCACCGTGGTCTGTGGACACAACTGACTGAACGCCTGGGTCTATGCCTACACTTAATCCCTTGCCTTCAATGACTGATGATTCCTTGATTTGTTGTTCAATGAATTTTAGTTTTGACTTAATATCTGCATACTCTTGACTGTCTTCTCCAAATTGTTTTTTGACTTTGGGTAGTTTGTTGGCTAATATTGACTTCTCTTCTTGCAGTGGATGAGCAACTATAATGTTTATGTAGTAGCCTGATTGTTGCTTTGTCAACATATAGGTGCGGGGTAAGGACTGGGATAAATTCAGTCGTTTTACCCAGGATTTATCATCAACTTTCACTGCACTGAATCCGGTTATGGCTATGATGTTTTTGTCAACATCTATGCGGTTTGGTGGGCATTGACTGTTAGACAAGGTTGCAATTTTATCGTTATCTTTTTTGAATTTAGGCTTCCTGCTGATTGTCCTTTTTGAATCCAAAAATGCTTTCCAAGATTCTTTGAAGAATCCCAATAGACCACCTATGTAGTGAGAAGAAACGGTTAAATCTGGTAGGTTTTGAGATGCTCTTAGTGTGTTTAATCCGTTGAGATTATCGAATTTTTCTAAGGTGATTAATTCCCGTCCTTCGTATTTACCGCCGGGGAATTTCCTGTACTCATGGGACTTTATTTCTATTCGCTGCCAGGGTCTGTCACCCTTGACTAACTTCGACCCTTTGATGAATGCTATGCCTTTCTTGGTGTTAACGGGAATGACGGTGTTGTCATCTCGTTTCCAGTAGCTCCCACCTGTGGCAATTTGGCAAGATAGTCCTTCATAAGCACTGTTACCAATACGCAAAGGGACGGGAATAATCCCTTCTAAATCGAAGGGACTCCATCTAGAGAGTATGTTGAATTTGTTGACTAATTCTTGGTCTTTTTTACTTAGCTTAGGCTTGGTTGTGGAGTTGTAATAATCTTTAATTAATTGCTGTTGTTCTGGTTTTAATTTCTCTAACTTCTCGTTGGTTTTTGCTAATTCGGCACTAAGTTTAGCAGCCCATTCATACCAGCGAATACAGTGATTGTGCAGTTGATTGGCTAGGACCAAGTTCCACAACCAGGATAATTCTTCTAAATATTTATCGCAGGATTCTATTTGACTAGGTGTTAGCTTTACCTTGATTTTGATTGTTTTCATGTTGTTTACTGCTTGCTTGTTTGTTTTCCCTAGTTAATAACCTTGATTGACTATGATATTTTTACACCATTGAATTAGTAACCATCGGTCAGAATCTTTATCTAGCACTGGTTTTATTTGAAAGTTAAGTACATATTCCCACGTCTCCGCATCGTGTTTATCAACAAAGCTTTTTTCCAGTGCCTTGAATTGCTCCCAGTTACGAGTATCTATGGTGAGCAGGAAGGGAATTATTTCACTGATTGATACTTTTTCGGGTTGCTGTTTTTTCATGGGTAATCAACTATCTAAATCTAAATGTTGGGTAAGTTGTGACGGATTTCACAATAGCAGTACCGTCCTCTTCTTCTTGTTTCTGAGATTGTTTTAGTAGCTCTTTGATAGCTTCTACTTTTGATGAATATTGGTAAGATTTGCGTGATGTTAGGTATCCACTAAATCCCAGGGGTTTATGAGATATTTTCCCACCTTCACGTTCTAATAAGGTAACAAGATTTGGCTTTAATTCTTCCATTTCCTGTTCTAACAAAGCTATTTGCTCTTTTATTTCTCTGTATCTGCTGATGTAGTGTTCCTCACCATACCCTAAGTCAATCTGAGGTAATTCTTTTTGGATATGGTTTATGTTTAATGGGGGATTAAATTTCTGGATATAGCCTATTTCCCATTCTTCTAAATCGTCTATGTCAGTCCATACAAAGTAGGCTATGTACTGCACTTTATGTTCTTTGAACTCTGGTAATTTCTCGTGACTAGCATGGCGATTTCTTAGGCTGGTGGTTGATATGCCGACATACCAAACACGATTAGCAGCGTCTAAGGCAAAGTAAATACCAGGTGAATCTGGCAGATTATTGTGATCTCCCAATAGCGTTTTTGCTAGTTTCTTGATAGAAAAACTAGGAACAAATGGACTATCTTCTGTGTATGATTCCATTGTGTTTTGTGATTAGTTGAGATGGTTATTCAAAAACTCGGTTAACTCGTTTACTGGAGTCGCTGCAAATGTTTCGACATTTTAAGAAACCATTGGCATTGGTATTTTCCATCTTTTCAGATGCTAATGCTTCCGCAAGCCCAATGGCCATTAATTCAACCCTTGAAAGACCGTTTCTAAGTGTTTTGATTCCTCTTTTTTCTTTTACTTCTTTGGCAGTACCACCGAATAAAGGTTTGTAAATCTCATTGGTACATATTGCGTATTCATGCGGCGCACTGACACCATGTTCTTTGAGAATCTTATAAAATCCTATATTTTCTGCCATGTTACTTTTACTCCTCTTTTTTCGCAGTGCTGACGTACCATGTTTAAAAATGACTCTTCAGTTTCGCCAAACAGATGGATTCTTTTTTGATGTGATGGGTAGTAATCTCCATATACTAAGATTTGCCCCAAAGCAGACTTCCACTCACGAATATTTTTAACTTCAATAATTTCTGTTTGCGTCAGTATGTCAATAAACCCAGCTAAAGTTTTGATCTCAATTTTGCCTTTTAGTTTTCGAGCTAAGTAGGCTTGGATGTTTTTTTCTCTGATTCCAAAAGTTAATGCCCTCTGAGTTTTTTTCAAGTACAACTCATACTCAGCCGCTATAGCAGGAATAGCTTTTGTATAACCGCACTTGCCTCTTTTGACAACCACAACAAATTTCCTGTTCTCCTTATTATCTTGAAACCCTTGCTCCGTAAGGACTTGAGAGATTAGCCTGATTGTCTGAGGTAATCTTGCCCATTGACGAGGATCTTGATTCTCTGGATTGCCAGCCATTTCCCATAGTTTATTGAGACTGATAAAATCTTTGTCTAACTCTACAGAGATTCCATTAAGCGCGAAAACTGATATACTGTTCATAGCAAAGTAACCCGTCCTTTCCGGGTGAAAAGCTAACCATCGAAACCACCGGAATACCGTAAATATTCCTGAGTGGGATGGTTTCAGTAATCATATCATGTTTTCAATAGTCTCATTGACTTTTCGATAAGTTGTAACAATAATAATTTGACAAGTTTATTTATTTAGAACTAGCTCAATAGCTATCTGGTGCGGATACGGATGTGATATTTCACCGTTATCCCATTGAACCGTGATAAAGGTAGCAGAAGGAATGCCGGATACTTCTATTACTTCTTTCTTTGCAACTATCCCAGCCATGTTTTTATGAATCGTTGATCTAACCCGACTACCTACGTTTATCATAGAATAATCATAAAGGTCAGCGTAGTCATAAATCATGTATTTTTCATCACTCCTTGTGTTTCTTACTGAATTACGAAGCTGCGATCGCCCCAAAGATGCGACCGACTAAATTAACTACTCCCCAATTAATGTTTGTCTGGCAGTTCCGAATACCAAATCAATAACTTCATCCAGTGAATCGGACGTGATGTATTCATTGGTGCTGTGACGGGTAACAGGCACTAATAAATCATCACGATTTGCAGCACGTAATTTATCGGCTACCCATTTAAGCGAGGGTATCTTTTGCCCTGTACGTTTTTTAATTTCTGACTTGAGTTGATCTGCTGTGAGAATTTTGACGGTTTTACCAGTTTCCGGTTGCACAATCTCAGTTACCAATACCTCGGATTTGATTACCTGATCCGACATTCCACGTAACGCTAAAACTGTTTCCTTCCCGTGCATTGTAAGCATATCTGAGTCAAGCCGCTTGCTCGCGTTGATTTCCTTGGCAAGTGCTAATTCAAGTTCTAATTCTTGAATACGTACCGATTGCTGGGGAATGACGGATTTGATTACAGATTTAGCTTTTTCAAACGCTGCCACAAGGTTTAATTTACACTCCACAACCTGATCCGTGTTACGAGAAAAAGTCATCAAAGTGGTAGCCTGTGATTCTGTTAAAAGTGCGTATTTTTCAGGTCTACCACGCCCGTCTATTTTTCCGTTTTCAAAACGGATTATTCCAAAGCGTTGTTGTATCTTGGTTTCGTACTTTTTAACAGTACGCATAAACACTTCATGTTCAATCCCTAATTCATCAGCGATTAACCGTGAGTCAACTACTAAATCACCATCTTTATTAATTACGTCAATCTTTGTTAAACTGTTCATAGTTCACTAAGGGAATTAAGTAGAGTGGACTAACCATTGAAACCACCGGAATACCGCAAATATTCCTGAGTGGGATGGTTTCAGTAATCATATCATTTCTTCAATAGTCTTATTGACTTTTCGATAATTAACAAAAACCTCTACCAACCGTGAAACAGCAAGTCCTTCACCCCTGGTAAATCCTGAATCAATTGTTGCAACAACAGTTTTGAGGTATCATTAGACATATAAAGTAGCCCGCCCTCACGGGTGAAATATTGCCAGTGGTAAAACCTCTTAGGTGGTGCGTGTGCCACCTTTGCGGTGCTGGTTTGAATATTGTATCAATTATCGGAAACATCAACAAGACTATAGATATATTGATTGACAATTAATAGGATGTAGGCTAACATCAAATCACCGCAGTTTGGGCGGGTGGCTGACTTTGGTTAGCCTATGACTTCTAGGGATTCGTCCTGAAAAGTAAGAGGAGAAGTGATGACCCTCACAGACCAGCCGGAGCTATGGCTGGCTTTCTATCCCAAGGCTTTCGCCAAATCCTCAGAACCAAGGCATTGTAATATTTTCAGGCTTCCTTCGCTACACATCGCAAGAAATTGAAGCGGCTGAAATGAGATTTTTTAAGAGGTTCGCCAAAACCGCTCACAGAACCCTTGCTGCATAAGGCTTTGAAAAGACGGACTTGCTAAGGGGCGAAAGAGTTGGGGTGGGAGGAAACGCAACGGATAGAAGAATTAACCTGGATGCTGATAGCTTGCTAAGGGGCGAAAGAGTTGGGGTGGGAGGAAACATCTGACTCTGATACGACACAGATAACCTCAAAACTTGCTAAGGGGCGAAAGAGTTGGGGTGGGAGGAAACTCAGACATAAGCTATGTAGATAATAACATTCTATTCTTGCTAAGGGGCGAAAGAGTTGGGGTGGGAGGAAACTCCACAGAAAATAACCCCAAAACCGACCTGATTAACGCTTGCTAAGGGGCGAAAGGATTGGGGTGGGAGGAAACAGGAACTAGCTCCTAAATTAGCAAAGGCTTATTTAGCTTGCTAAGGGGCGAAAGGATTGGGGTGGGAGGAAACTAATCAATGGAAGTCGCACATAGTAGCGATTTTCTTGCTAAGGGGCGAAAGAGTTGGGGTGGAGCGAAACACGAGAACTTGGGAAGAACGAAACAAACCCACAAAAAACCTGGGAAGAACGAAACAATTTTATATCATCCTGGATGAGATGGAGCAAAGCTAGTACCTTGCAGAACATTAGAATAGACTGGGAAAGTATGAAGCAAATTGAATATATTAAATACCTTAATAAAATATCTGAAGATATCAGAAATAAGCCTTTGAACACGGTAGAGTCTGATAGTTTAAAAATGCTTTTGCAAGGACATTCTTATAATGAAATAGCAACAAAATTAGGATATGACCCTAATTATATTGGGGATATGATGCGGGAGATTTATGGACTGATTGGGCAAAAACACCGGGTTAAAACTACCCGCGCTAATTTAGTTAATATATTAGAACAAATATGCGATAAAGAGCCTGACGATACATTTTATGGTTGTCATGGCATAAAACCGAAGTCTGTTTTTAATTCCCATATATTAAGCTTTACCCAGAATTTAATTATGGTAGATGTATCCTTGTATTGGAAATTTGACGCTTTTAATAAAGCATTAATATTAAAATCAAAATACCCTGTGATTGTTAATTTACAGGGTATTAACTATGAATTATTGGGATATGAGTTATTGCAATTATCTAACCGTGATCAGGTGTCGGGAGATGCTATCCTAGAATTATTAAAAATACTCAATACATTCCTGAAACCATGAATCTAACGACTGAGCAACAATTTCAAATTGCGGCTTTTAAATTGCAAGTTCGGGATATGACGCCAGAACAAGTCAAGGAACGACTGATAGCGCAATACGAAGCGATGATAATACAAGAAACGCAATATCTTAAACTTATTGGGGATGCTTGGGGCATGGGGTAAAGTCATCCAAATAATGATAGTTGAACGGACTGCTTTGCTGCTTTGGGAACATTAACAGCAATGGGTTTTTCTGTGATTTCTTCCTGGACAACTTCTTCTTTTATGTCATCTTCTGGACATTGAGCCACGTAATTGATTAATGCCAGTAACCTGGTTTCTCTGATGGTTGCAATCTTGTTTTCTAATTCCCAATATCTATCATTCGCGCTTGGTGATGCGAACACTTTCATTAATCTATCACTGCGATAGTCACCTAAGTCAATCTCAGTCTTGCTAAAACCTAATCCCATTAATTGCTCATAAGTGTGCAGATATTCTTTAAATCTGCAATCAATATAGACTATGTCTAGTTCAAATAGCACAGGAAAGTAATCACGGTTGTATGCCTCTAATGCCCAGGGCATAATGTGCTTTTGCCCTGACTCTGCTATGGCAATTGTAAACGGTGGCACGGGAGGGTTGAGCAGATACTCTCTGATTTCGACTCTGGTTAATAGGTTTTTGACGACGGGAAAGGTATCCTTGCCTTCAGTGCGTTCACCGTCTAAGACAGGTGCGACTAATGTGTCTTGTTGGTAGACTCTAGACAGCGACCTTCCCCATAATTTAGACCATTTGCTTTTGCCTGGATTCCAATACCATAGCTGCTTCTGGTCTCCTGCGATGGTGCTGTGACAGCGTGGACACAGTGTCTTAGAGTCAGGGCATTTTGCAGATGAGTGCATTGTAAAGGTATTGGATAACTCTAGCGGCTTGTTCCCTGGTTTAGCGCAAAGGTAGCAGTTACTCATTGTGTCCTCTGATTTTGGGTTAGGCGCGCGGTTTGACAAGCCCGCGCACCTAATTTTTATAAGATGATATTGTATTTTTCTCTGACTGATGACAAGGGTAAATCTAAATCATGCCACCACTCCCAATTGTCAACTAATTCCGCAGATTTAACTCCTATGTTCCAATATTTTAGAAGTTCATGGGACTTAATATCTTTGAACAAATCAGAGACAAATATTTCTAATTGCTCAATCAAAAGTATGGGAAATTCTGTCTTTTGAATCATGCCACTTTCGTAGGCTATGACAATTAATTCTCCTCTGTGGGATGTATCAATACCCAGTAATACATGATGCAAATCGTGAACTATAATGTAATCCGCAGGGAATAAGGAAGCATCTGTACCTGGAATTTCTACTTGCTCTGTTTTGTAATAGGTTTTTAGCGCATCTGCCAAAGTTCCAGGTACAGGGTTTTCTAGGCTTTGGCGTAGCTTTTCTATTGCTTCAATATTGGGGTTTAACCCTGAGCGCAAGTATGTTTTTATTCCATATTCTTTTTCGTTTTCTGGCATACTAGGCAACACTGACGGCACTGATTGAGAGCGTAGTACACAAGTCGGACGCACGTACTCAAAACGGACTCTACTGAATATCTCCCAGCGTTTAATAGGTGAAAAACTTTCTTGAGTAGTCAAATCAATCGTAATTTCCTTAGAAGCTAACTGCTCAAATGCAGATTTGTCTGTCAAATATATTCCCAAATCCATGTTTTTACCTCAACATTTCTAATTTATTATATTAGCATCAAAAATCATTCTTTGGTATTTTTTCCCATTAGCAAATCTAATGTTAATAGATTTATTGACTTGCAATAAATACTCTTTGGGGACTTCATCAAACAATATTTCTTTAATCATATATGCCTTCTGATTGCAACAATGTAAACAAAGGAAAGTTGTATTTTCTAATCGTGTCAATCTTGCCTTCAGATACTCGCTTGTTTTTATTGCTTGAAAACCAATATCTAGCATGGGCATTGGTTCTACCGCGCTCTCTATCTTTATAATCGTAACTATCAAGATAGGGTAAATTATTGACAATGGTATAACCCCAAATGTCTCGCCATGTCCACCATCCCAGAGGACAGACGCGGTAATGTCCTTTGTATCTTCCTGACTTATATTGATGGATTAAACCATTTTGTAGAATAGAGCGTTTACGGTTTTTACTCTCTTCTGCTCTGAGTCCTACAAAGGCTAAAGTATGCGTTCCTTCTAATATTTGATTGCATCTATCCTGTACTGTATTTGAGTCGTTAGCCCATTCAGGAAGTCCTATTAATTCTTTGTAATCGGTGGGGAATCTTTGCAGATAAGTGTTAATTACTTCGCTATAGTTGTCAACAATATCTTGCTCCGATGAGCCGTAATTTACTGCTATGATATCAGGCTTTATCTGTTGGCATAAATGCAGCATTACCACGCTATCTTTACCCCAGCTTACTGCTACATAACCAGGTGTAATTTCTAATGCCTCTCTGATTACAATCTTAGCTTGTTCTACTTTCTTTTTAAAGGCTGGCAGGGTCGCCCAACCTTCAAACATCAGCCTTTCATCATCTTGCATAAATCACATTATCCTTTGGCATATAGCATAATTCTTTGTTGACAGCCAACCATGCGGGGCTTCTCCATCCCCAAACCATCTGGGGATTATCTAGCTTCTGGTCAATCAACCTAACAGGAATGGGCTTCATTAGTTTATCATCTCGCCATAGATGATAGTCGTCGTAAGCTATTCCTATCTGCCATTCCCGTACTTCACCGTTGCCGTAGCTGCGTTTTTTTTGGATGTGATCTACGGATAATAATAAACTTTTGATTTCATCTTTATCACCAACCACAAACCAGTTAATGCTAGAAACTAAGCGCACATACAAAGGTAAATCATAGGATTTTTCTGCACCTTCTCCAGTTTTGAATTGCGGCTTTCTTTTTCCCCAATTCAAGTTAATATCATGACTATCCCACCGCTTCCTGTATTTATCGGTAGCTTCACCCTGGACTACATAGTAAGGTGAGCTAGAGCAATAATATTTTTCATCTTTTATAGATGTTTGCTGCAAGGGCAGGTTCTTGGCTAGGAAATCTTGCATTTCAGCTACTTCTTGTGATGTAGGATTGCAAGACAATAAGTCATGCCTTACAAGTAGCTGGTAAATCAGAATCCCCTCGATTGAAGGACTCCAGTTATCGTAAGTGCCGATAGCTGTGGATAGGTGCGCGGTAATCTGTAGGTTTTGCATAAGTTAGAAAAGTTACTTGGAAAAGTTCAGTGTTGACTGGTATTGACTAATGAAAAAGATTGATTTACTATTGGTACATACCAAGTAAAGGAGACAGGGCAATGAAAGTTACAAAGACATTTTTGATTAGAATCGTTAAGCACCAAATCCAAGTGATTAAGGATATTTTATCTAAAGGTGTCAAGGCTTTCAAGTCCTATGTTCTTAGATTGGTTGATTTAGAGGCAAAATTAGAGGAGCTAACCGTGACATTACCTGAACTAAATGGAACTGAAAAACAAATAGCATGGGCATCAGACATTAGAAGTGAAGTCCTTAATTTGGTAGAAAATGCTCAAGCTGTTTGCTACGAATCAGCAAAAAGAGAAGTTCTTAAAAGAGAAGGCTATGCCGACTTTTTCATGGATTTAGAAGGGTATATTACAGAAAACAAAGAACAAGTAACAAGCAATTTAGGACAAGAAAATGCGGAGCGTTACTTTAACGCTTTACGTGAGAACAACAAAGAAATCGAAGAGTTGACTCAAGATAGAGTAGCGAGAAATCTCGCTAAACTCAATAACACAAAATTACAAACTGGCTTGTCCAGAGTTGACAAGCTAAGAACATTATCAGACTCCTGTGTCTGGATTACCTGTTTCAAAAATGTGACGATGGATTGGGATAGCTACATCTCTATCCTGTCCACACTACGCGGAGATTCCTTCGCGTAACAAAAAGACCCGATAGAATTCAGTGTTAATTGGTATTGACTAATAGAAAAAATTGATTTACTATTAGTCTATACCAAGAAAAGAATGCGAAAAAGAGACGAACCCAAGTATGTGATTTCTATCTCCCTAGAGGTAGAGCATCACCAAATCCTCAGAGAAATGGCAACCCAAAGGGGATTGTTCATTTCTAACGGCTCAAAGAAGGGTGAGCCAAATGTTTCAGGACTGATTAAACAAATAGCGGAGGAATGGAATGCCCATATTGAAGGAAATCATTAGCAAAGCGAGCAAAGTTACCCACTGGGCGCGGGTGCGCGGGGGTATCAACTATGTAGACAACCTTTGTACCAATCTTGTTGCGGATATCTCAGAACAAAAAGTCTCTGAGGATGTCCAAGACATCCAAAACTGGGAATTTGATGAATACGAAATAGCCGAGGGAATTTTCCCCGGTGAAGTTTACGAACTACCGCCCAACGCGGTAGTCATTCAAAGTTCTGAAGATGGCAAATTGTTTGCTGTATCTTTTGAGTAGCTTTATAAGGATTTCTGTAAAGGACAGTTACCAGTTGTGGTAGCTGTCCTTCTTTGTTTGGGGGTGCAATTACCAGACCTAGATTTGTTCTGGCGTTGTTAACCTTGCCTTCCTGTTTGCGCTTTTCCCGGACTTGTGTAGAACGGCGGAAATACTGACGGTACAGGCTAAATCCACTGGGAAGGACTTTGACGAACTTAGCTGTACTGGAAATAATCAAAAGCCTGCTTAGGCTTTCGTTGTATTCGTATCCGGTGATTTGCATGAATTTCCGTACAGCGTGAGGTGTGATGAACCAGTTACCACTAACCACCTAATAGACTCCTTAATTCATTGGATGTTTTCGCTTCACTTAGGAAATGCTGGTATTGATTGATGTACTCCCTGTATTTTTGATGGGCATTGAGGAAGCGATCGCTCAAAACACCATCTTTAAGGGAGCAAAGTAAGCCTTTTTCATCTGAAGATTGAAACCAAAAATCTAGATGTACCCTGCCATTGCCACGGTTGCCTTTACCGCCAATGTAGGGTGATTCTGAGAATTTTAGTAATGTATCAAAAATCCATCCTTGCTCAATTTTGGTACAGTTTAAATCCCATCTAGAATAAAGTTTTGCTCCTGCCATAATCAGCCTATCGGATGCAATCATCTGGTCTGATTTTTTCTCTTTAGCAGTACCGTCACCCTTCAATTGTGTCTGCACCTCACCAGGTAGAAACTTGAGCAGATTAGGGTCTAAGGTGCTATCTCTGCGCGTCGTCTGGTCAATGGTCAAGTATTCCGTCCATGTCTTTAAATGTTTTTGCAGCAATGGCAAATATTCAGATTTAGCTTGCTCCCAAGAATCAATATCTTCAGCCGATGTAGGAGTAAAAGGATCAGAAGATAGCCTATTTTTAGCTATTAATAATTGCTCCACAACAGGCTGTACTTTTGGTGGTAGAAGCGCAGGTACTTGATTGTATACGTATTCTGCTGATTCGTAGCAGATGAGATACCCAGAGCCAACGTTAATTCTTCCCTGCACCATTTGAGCATCTTTACTACCAAATACTCCCGTCGGTTTGGCTGTTCCCAGCACTGATAGCCAAGGCATTAGCACCCGGATTTTCTTGTCTAATTGCATATCTGAAGCTGTGCTTCCGTCAATTCTGCCACCTGCAAACATGGTATGGTGCGTGTCAGGGTTTATCTGAATTCCTAGTTCTTTAAGTGTTGCTGCCACCCCTACACGGCGTAAAATGCCATTCCTGATAGCATTACCTGAATAGGTAAAAACACTTCTAGGATTGCCTTCAAAATCAAGTAATTTTGATGTTTTTAAGTTGCTCACATTGCCCGACACTTCACCAATATGTGATAGAGGTGTTTGCAGTGTAATCAGGCAATGTAGGGTCAATTTTTCCCTATCAAAAATATCATAATTATCAAACATTTGTCGCCTCGATTTCTATAAATTCCTCTGGTTCATCAAGTCCCAAGCTCCGGTCTTCTTCAAATCTCAATCTACAGACTACCTGAATAATCCCTGCTTTAGTTCTCAGTAATTCCAGTACATCCCACTCAGAGAAACCGTGAGGAGCAATATCATTGATTAGGTCTAGCCAACCCATAAAGACTAGATTTTGGTCTAATGGCAGTTCCTTGATTTCCGTCGCATCTTCATTTACCCGCAGGATTCTCTGGGTAGGTTGAATGACTTTTGTTAGCTCAATCGGTCGTAATTGTGAGCAAAGTTTGTCACAAAGATGCTGTAAATAATCCTCTAAATTAGTGGATATTTCGGCTGAATTTCTGATGCTTGATTCTAGATAACTCCAGGTTTTAGTCCCCATTGCCGGACTGCGTTTACGGTCTCTGCATTTGAATACCCAATAGGTGAGACAGGCTGCTGCGCCGTAACATTTATCCCGTGTTTGGGGAATGCCGTAATGATTGTTCATGGTTGCTTTAGTAAATAAATGAATCCGTTTTTGTATTCCCCTAGTGGTTCACGGGTTATCTTTCCGTTTTGGATGAGTCGCTCTAGGGTCTTTTTCACGCGAGAATTACCTGGGGAACGTAGTCCTAACTGCTTGACGATTTTGTTCTTTGTAATTTTATTACCCCCATTTTTTACTATATTTATAATCTTGTTGTCAATACAATTTTCTCGGATTTTTTCTAAATCAGTAATTGCTAATTGATTGGATTTGAGTGCATAAAATGTAGTTTTTTTTCCTGCTGAATTAACATGATATTCAACTAAATCTCTAGCTATTAAAATCCGTAGAACTTTGTATAATACTACTCTTGTTAGTCCATTCAATCCATCTAATATCTGTGAGCAACTTTGAGCGGTTGTGGATGATTCTAGGAATTTTTTGACTTTATCTATAGATAATTCCCTTGCATTCCGTAAGTAATTGTGTGTGGATAATTTAGACAACAAGTGTCGCCTGGAGATGTTAATGTATTGTTTGTAACGACTGTCAGATTGAGCAAGTAGCTTGTTGGTTGTCATTTTTTGACATATTTTTCTTAGCCATTGCAACTTTGCCCTATTGGGTTGAATGTCAAGTTTTGCGGCTAATTCGTGAACACTTAACGGAGTCTTGGACTTCTTCATGACTTCCAGTATTTTGTCCGACGTTGCTGTTACTATCTCTCTTCTTGTGGGTGGCTTAGGTGGCTTAGGTGGTTTAGGTGGCTTGATTTTTACTGGTTTAGGTGGCTTAGGTGGTCTGGCGAAGCTGATTAATTTTTGCTTTTTCAGACTAAGAACGCATTCTGTACAGATGCCGCCGTCGTCGCTTCGTGCCTCTAACCATCGGTATCTGCTGCACTTGATACATCTTCCGCCCTGTGCGGTAGTCTTTTTAGCGTAAATAATACTCATATTCTCGTCAAATTCTCGTCAAAAACGCTTACTATTTATACTATACAGGAATTACAAAGGGTGCGTTGATGCACCTCGTTTCTACTGATGGTTTATACCTTCGTAAAGTAACTTGTACCCAAGCTGCAATCTTTGAGTAAATTGCATTGTGTTCCGGTTCTTCCAGACGGGGTTCTGATGGTCTTTAATCCAGTTTTCCGGACTGTGGCAGATTGTTTGATGACATTTTGCACAGACCGGATAGGTGGACACGCCGATAATATCGTTACCGTAAAATGCGTGGTGTATCTCTTGTGACTTTCTGGTCATGCAGACACAGCATAGACCGTGAGTGGATTTGTGAGCGATCGCGCATTGTTGACGATATTTTTTAAGGTTGCCATAGCGTTTATTGAAGTTCATGCTTTGAGTAATCTTGATTACGCAATTTAAGAATAAGATTAATGGCACTTTCAATATCAGAATTATTGGATATTTCTGGATGTTGTGAAAGTGCGTCTAGGGATTTGATAGCAACTCTGACTAGTTCGTTGATTGTGGTTTTCATGATTATTTCCTAGTAAGTGAATCTGGGAAATATGCAGAGATTTATTTATTCCTTGAATCCTAGTTTCTCCATTAACAGAGCAACGCCGCTATCATTTAATTCTTGCTTGGTTAGTTGTTTCCATGCTGCTTTAAGTTCTTGGGGCGTGGGTTGTCTTTCTAATTGTTTTACCCATTCAACTAAGATTTCATACCAGTTAGTCGCGTCACTTGCTTCTTGTTCATCGTCTGCTTGGGGTTGTGTTGTTTGCTCTAATGAATTAATATCAAATGTAGGAATTAGTGCTACGTAAGGATTGCCACGAGTGGGAACTACTAAAGCATAGCGTACGCCCCCTTTATCAAGTAGTTCACAGGCATTACCTAATAATTCCAGGATTTCTGATTTTACATTTAATATTTCTGGCATTTTAGTTAGGACGTAATTCGATACTTTTCCTAATGCTAAAAAACAGATATTTTTAAGTGCTGGACGACTAAAACCTGTGTAACCACTTAATGGGTTTTGTCCCATGAATATACCGTGAATCTTCATGGCGGCTGTGAAATTAATGATGTAATTCCACATAGCGCAAAGGTTCAATGCTGTCTCTTTAGGGACTTGACCGAGTAAGCCTTTTCCTTCGCCATAGACTACGTTTACCTCGTCCTGAATTAAAAATAATTCGGGTAAACCCGTTCCTTTTTTGTTGTCTTTATATTCGTTTTGCCTGGAGTCTATAACCTTTGTGGCAAACGTTACCCAGTCATCTAAATTATCTTTGAACCCGTCAAATTTACGGCTAAATTTACATAGCCAAGTAGTTAAATAATTCTTGGGGTCTGAACCAATGACTATGGCTGGGCTTTGAGACTTAGCAGCTATTTTATTGATAAAAACACCTGCTAAAGTTGATTTACCAGATTGGGTTTCACCCCAAAAACTGAAGTGATGGTTAGCTCGTTTCCCCATGTCCTGCAACGATGATGAATCGCATAACTCGTCAACCCATTGCTCATCAATCCTGATGTATTCAGGGTATTGAGCGGCTAATTCTTGCAATACAGACATCACCCCAGGATTGATAATTTCCTGAACCGCATCTTCATTTACATCCGCAATATCAGGACTAGGGATGCGCCCTGGCAATCGTCGCGGCTGCTCAATTACGGCTTGCTGTATTTGTGGCAACTCAATCAACCCGTGTAGTCCGTATTGTATCGCCCATTGCTGCCTTTCTTCTAGTGGTAATGCGTTTACATAGGTGGCAAGTTTGCGCTTAGATTCTATCTGCTGCCGTGATTGCTCAAAGGCAAATTGCCCCTTGAGTTCCTCTTTTACAATCTCATGGTGAGCGTGAGAAATAGCTTGATAGTCTTTTTCCTTACTCTTTCTTTCTATAGCTGAAAGGGTAAAGCATCCACTGGAGAATAATCCAAAAACTGATTGAATCAGCTTAACTTCCGGTCTTTGTTGTGGCCAGATGACGGGAGTGAATGTAAACCCGATGCCAGCCACAGCGAACGCACCCATTAGCCACCGTTCGGCGTTAATTAATGGGGCAAATACTTCTTTTTTGGATGCAAACGGGTTAGTCATGTCAGCCTCCCGCATTGAATCCAATAATTAACGCCACCAGTGCAAATGTACCAAGTACATAAAATGGAGCAAAGCCAACAACGGATTGATTTTTGCTCAGGACACCGCCGCGCTTGTACCACAACCCACACCAGTTACTGAATCCCATACCGAATATAAGAAGGATTCCTAGTACAGAAAGAGCGATCGCGCCAGTACGACTACCGGGAAACCCTCTGATGATGATTCCCATTAACTGGAAAAAGGCATATCCAGAAAATAGGCAACCGACGGTAAATAAGTCCTCCATTTTGATTTTCATGTCATCTCCTCATGTCATATTGCAAATATAAAATCATCCCCAAAAACAAAGCTATCAATAGGATGGTAATAATACCTTTAGCGTCTGGAATCATTTAATTCAGCCTCCTTGCTGGCTATTAAAAATATGTTTGCACAACCAAAAGCTAACTCAGCACCAATCACAAACACGCCGCATAATATTTTTAAAAACATCATGCTAGGGTTGCCTAATTGTTTTAAATTGATTTGATAATCAGTCCAAAAAGTATAGGATGCGACTAATAAAAAACTAGCAATTCCCATGAAGCTGACGACATCAAAAATCTGTTTAATTTCTTTGTCAACTCTAGGTTTTTCTAGGACTTTCACTAAAACTCTAGGGTCGGACAATACGGTCATGGTAGATGATTCAATCCCTAGAATTAATGCCACAGATACAGCACTAGCAAAGATTCTTTGCCAATAATCTGCTGCTTTTAAAAGGTCGTAAAAGTATGGATATAGGGTGTACGCATTATAAAATAGCACCACCCAACCGACCTTATTAAAGAATAGAAACAATGCGTTGTCTGCTTCTGAATTTCGTTTGAATATCATTGGAAAATCTCCGCACTCATTTGATATGCTCCCGTGTATCCGTCAACGTAAGCCTGGGTTTTGGCTGCGCCTAGGCTATAGGTGGCAATTTGCTGATGATGTTTTGATTCGATTTCTCGCAATTTCTGATCCGCTCTCATGGTGATAGCTGCCCAGTCAGTGTTTTTACCGTGTAAGGTGATTGCATCGTTTAGGAGTTTTTCTTGTGCAGAAAAAATCTGACTTGCTAATTCCATTTCGCCTGCTGTTTGTCCCATTTCTTGTTCTAATTGAATAACTTTTGCTGCTGATATTTCGACGGGTAGCTGCATCTTGTCTTTTACCCGTGCCATTGAGTTTCCTAAGTTGCCGATAGCGGTTGGATTTTGCCCACTGCCAGTTAATTTACTGGATTTACCTGCAACTAGTCCCCCGAATAAATTGTCCATCATAATTAATATTTCCTTGATTTTGTTGATTTTGACCTTTGTTTGCTGACAGTATTAGACACGCTGCTAATACTAAAATAGATGTCCCCAAGAATCCGATTGTTAAATAATTAGTCATCTGTGCTTGACTATCAATGCGTTGCTCTGTTTCAGATTTGTGGCGACGGTATTGGTCTTGATGATAGTCGCTAGAGACTATTAATTGCCTGACTAAATCGGGATTAGGTGACCCTTTAAATGTAAATTCACCAGTCGGTTTCACGGTAAATTCTATGGGGTTCTTGGGTGTTTGGGTGGTTGTCTCCTCCCACGGGTCGGGGAGGTTGCGATGCTGCATAAACGAGAACTCCTATTAGTGCGATTGACTGAATAATTGCGGCTGCAATCATCCAATTAGATGGTCTAATCGTCGAGGAAACCGCTAAAAGCCTCTTCGATGATTCCTGTAATTTGTCCGTGAAAGATTTCTGAATCTGCTTTGTAGCCCTCCAGTTCTTCGGCTACGTAATTGACTACATTGGGAGCAAATTGTTTGGCTCTCTGTGTGATTTTTTGGGCTGCGTTTTTCTCGTGCTTGGTAAACTCTGAATCGAAGGCATTAGACAAGCCCGCTACTTCGGATTCAATAGCATTTCTTAGTCCAATTACCGCAGGTTTTAGGGTTTGCGCTTGCTGTGAATTATTGGTAGCTACTGGTGTATTTTTCTTCTTTTTCTTTCCGTTGTCTTCAGTTACAGTCAGTCCGCCGCCATTACCACTAACGGCTAAACTGGCATTTTCTTTATCAATTTCACCTGCTATAAATTGGGCGTTTGCTTCATCTAATGTGTTTGGATCAATGCCATAGATAGCGCATATTGCTTGGGTTTTTTCCCAAACGTTGTCTACTGACATTTCCGAGTTCATGAAGCTTTTAACTAAATCTGCCACTGTCATAATTTGCCTACTCCCAATAGTTTCTTGATTTGTTTTTTGGCGGCTGCACTAAAGGCTGATAACCCTGGTTGTGCCGTCCATTCTTTGTAACTTCCGTCTGGTTCATGTTGCCTGATTACAATTAAAATTTCAGTGTTTTCCATTGGCTTGAACCTGTGCTGATGGTATGTATTTGGCTGCTGCGTAGGATATGGCTGGCATTGCTAAGGCAAGGATAATGATGATTGATGCTGTGATTTTAGATTTAAACATTGCTGTCTCCTTTGTTGATTTTCTGTAGCTCTGTTGCAATAATTTCCGCTCCGTTTTTGGTGTTTTTGTATTTTAAAATTAGCGTCCTTATTGCTTTTAATATTTGAATCTGCTCATCATTTTCAACTGGCATCCCAATCAGATTATTGGTGGTTTTATCCCTAAAAGATGCAAACATATCTAAATATTGGGATGCTAGTTTTATGTATCTTTGCAGTTGTCTTTCTCCTACACCGACTTCTTGGGCAATCTGCTTTCTATTTGGCATTTAACATACTTTCTTCCCACGCGTCTAATACTTTGTTAGAGCCTCGCTCTGTCCGTTTTTCAAAGTAGTCATCGCATCTCATGGTTGATGCTGCTTGTCTTGCTGTTTGAGACGAAACGCCGTCCTTTACCAGTGCTTCAAAATATGCGCGAGTTTTGGTTTTTTCCATGGTGGTAAATTTGTGATGTCTGGGTCATGTCTGGGTTATGTCACCAATATAAAACCACCCTTGTGGGGTGGCTATAGGTTTACCGACAAATGTAGGTTATCTGTTTTAAATTGCTTTATTTAAAATAGCGATCGCCCAATCAGGACAATCTCTTTCAAACCATTTTTCTATAGTTTTTCTACTAGGTGGTTCAACACCAGTGCCATTATAAAATTTCTCTAGCTGGTAATAAATCGCCTGAATACATCTTGATATATACCCGTATTCTCCAGGGTATATGCGCCCATCTTTCATTAATTTGTCTGCAATTTCTTGGATTCTTGTTGTGGTTTGTGCCATGATTGGGGTACTCCATTAGGTAACGGCTAGTGGGGTGTGTCCCTATTTTGGTTTCAGCAAAATAGGGACTATTTTTTTATAGCATATCATTTTCCGCTAATAGTGTGCTAATAGTAGAAAATAACTTTGATGAATATCATGACCGAACGACGGAAACCACAGACTAAACAAGAACTAGAAGAAGATATCAGCAATCATCCTGACCGAGGGATGATTGACGGCAAGCCCGTAGTAGGCGATGCTATGCGAGAAATCCGGGGTAAAGTTCCGGCGGAATCTAAGCGTAAATTTTTAAGAGTCATTGCCTGCTACGGAGTAGATGTCACAACCGGACTGCAAATGGCTGTAGCGGCTTTGTGGCGACAAGAACAGGATAGCGTTAGGACGCATGAGCGGGAGAAAGCGTTAGAGTTTGGAGTAACGGAAGAGCGAATTCAGATAAAGGAATTTGGACATTACAAGAATCGCGGTAGGAAAAAACGGCTAAACCTAGAAAAGCAAAATGAGCAGTAAAGTATTGTTTTTGGATTTGGACGGAACGGTGCGCCGCAGTAAGTCAGGGGCGACGTTCATCAATGACCCCTATGACCAGGAGATGATTCCTGGAGTTGAAGATGCGATCGCTCGCTATCACGATTACAAAATCATTGGTGTCACCAATCAAGGTGGCGTGAAAGCAGGGTTTAAGTCCCTTGAAGATTGTTTTACAGAACAGAAAATCACCCTTGATTTAATCCCTAAGATGTTAATGATTTTCTTCTGCACCGATGGAGGTGAAACTTTTTACCGACTATCTAAATTTGCCAGGGAAGTCGGACAGAGTCCACTACTATCAAATCGCTGGGAAGATTTTGGCAACTTTAGAAAACCTAATCCAGGAATGTTGAATTTTGGGATTAGTTTGTATCCTGGACACGAGTATTTGATGGTGGGAGATAGGGAAGAGGACAGACAAGCGGCAGTAGCGGCCAATATTAATTTTATTAATGCGAAGGAGTGGAGAAATGAAAAATAATGAACCCCAAGGATATCCGGAACGCTGGGTGTGGGCTGCTTGCGCTCATATTTACAATGACCCGATAAGCGATCGCACTTGGCGGAAATACAAGCAGATTTGTCAAGTTCCCGACTTTCGTAAATTAAAGAAAGGAGAAGAGCCGATTATCAGCAAAACTCATTGTCAATGGCTGATGATGCTGGCATATATCCGCTTTGAGCAGAAGAGAGAAAACGGAACTAAAAGACCAGTAGGGTGCAACACAGGGGTGACTTTACCTCAAATTGTTAAGCGGTTAAATTCAAGTCCGGTATTGAAGACGGAACTTGATAAAGCATTGGGCGACGGAATTGCCATTGAGGGCATCAAAGGTTCGGAAGTTCCTGCGTGGTTGTGTCGTCAAATTGGCAAATCTCCCACTATTAAAACCTTGAGGCGATGGGCAAAAAAATACAATCTGGAGTTCTCATCCCACTTACCCGTGCCGCCAAAAACGCTAGATACTTTTTTGAGAATAGCGTGACCTTTTTGAATTGCACCAATAACTAAAACCCGCTAAAATTAATACAGTTTTAGCGGGTTTATTTATGCCTAAAATTGATTGCACAATTAATGGACTATGCCGATTGGTTTGCTAATTGGATTAAATTTATCTCTACAATTATTTATATATAATTGTTTGAGGTAGGGACACACGAACGGTACAATTCAATCATGGACGACAAACAGGAGCGATTCCGGCAAATTCTGGACAGATTTAACAAGCTGGGATGGATGCCTAGAGAGGATTTGGTGTGGCTTCTGGAGACTTTAGCGGAACTATTGGAGAATGGGCAATAAAAAACCCGTCATTTCTGACGGGTTTTTTCAGTTTATCCAGTGTAATTATACGGCTGCCCACGACACTCATCGGAGTGTTTCGTCCGGTTGCCAGCCGGACTCATCAGGTGGGACTAAGATGAAATTACCCTGATAATACCTCCGTGTTCTGTTTCCAGAACAATGACTTTTATTTTGTCCTGCCTCATCCTTTCGATGTAGGCAAAGGGAGTCCACCAGGACACAATCACCGTATCTCCAGAGAGGATGTCGGTCTCTTCTCTGTCACACTCTTCCTCCCCTTCATAGGATGAAAAAGAGGTGAACGTTATTAATTTTTTGTCATAAACAAGTTCTTGTCCGGACAAGAGTTTGTTAGCTTCTAGGCTGACCTTGCTCAATTCCTGTTCATCAAAACCAACAGAATAAATCATAAATTCTCCAGTGTAATTATACGGCTGCCCACGACACTCATCGGAGTGTTTCGTCCGGTCGCCAGCCGGACTCATCAGGTGGGTTATTCATCCATTACCCCGTTGGTGAATCCTCTTTCATATCCTCCACGGTAAGCTGTTTCAGCTTCCCTAGTAGGGAATTCAGGAGTATCATTAAGGGGTTCATCAGGGTCTCTATTCCAAAACCCGTCCCCATACCCCAACGATGCCCCTAGTTCAAACCACTCGTGTAGCGGGTGCGCCACATCAGAGTAATCCGTCGGATTAAATTCCCTAATGTCAATGGTTGGTAGATAATATTCTTGAGGCATCCAGACATCAGGAACAGTTTCTGTTTCCTTTGAATAAGGGTATTTTGTCGTGACTTCTATGCTTGGTTTGTAATAAGCATAGAAATTCACCTCAACTATTAAATTGTTTACCGTCCCAAGGAACCCCCCTTGGATTTTCTTGAACTTAACGGGATTTCTAACTCTATGATATTTCCACAGCCTTTTGCTAATCTCCTTTCTCAATGAAGAAGTTAATTTCTCCTCAAAGCTAACCCTGAAATAAGGCTTCCATTCCGGTAATGACAACCAAGTGATTGCTTGGTTTTCTTTTAAATTCAATTTTTTAGCTAATTCTATTGTACGCATACCTGCTCCTTTGTTAACTTGCCTCATCAGCGCGCAGGTTGTCATCCTGTGCGGACGGGATTGCTCCCGTTTCGGCTTACCATTCTTGCCACGTCTGCTTGGCAGACCATGTATCCGTTACAAGCGTTTCAGGGAATTTGTAGCGATAAGACCTATCCCATTCTCCAGGGTCAAACATAAAATGCACTGCATCCTGGCAGTGACTTAACATACCACCGGAATATTCCAATGGTGCTAGACCAGCACCGCTGAACTTCCAAGGACTGCGCCCTTTCTTGTACAAAAATCCTTCTGTTTGTATTGTTCTACCATCTGGCAACGTGCCAGAAATATGGAAGCTCACACTTCCTGTAGACCTTGTATCTTTTGTAGTGACAGTTACGTCACTAAGTAGGGTATATGGACTGTAGGGGCGGCTTGAACCGCTTCCAAAGAGAACCTTATCGTATTTTTTAACTGTTTTATTTGCAATTACTGGTTTTACAAAAGTCATACTCTTTATCTCCTTTTGTCTCATGTTTAACACTATAGAATAATTTCTCTACAATGTCAACTAGTAAAATAAAATATTTTTAAAATAAAAAATCCCCAGTCGTTGACCAGGGGTTTCTTTTTTTTTAGAACTGTCGGTAATTGTTGTGATTAAGTTCACAACAATATTCCATCATGGTACTTGTACTTTTTAAGTAAAAGTCAAGTGTATCTTTTTGCCGCTCATCCAGTTCTTGTGGAAGAATGATGAAATCACCATCATTCTCTATGTAAGCTATCTTCTTGTTTCCCCAGAACCTCTTGTAGAGGCGTAGAGAGCGCAGTAAGTCCTGTGGAAGGGACAGGCATTCTTCAGGTTCTGTGGTGTTTAAAAACACCTGAAACCTATACAATCTCGAATGTAACCGAGAGTCGTATTCCTGTTCAAAAACATCTCTCCATCGATTGGAGAGGTAAACTGCGCCCCATGCGAGATATTGAGTGGGGACTTCCCCAATATTTTTTCCTTTGTATTTACCAAAGTCAATAATCATGTTTAAAAATCTCCAGTTATTGGACAGGGTATTCGCGGAACTAAGGAGTTCCGCAAATACTTAAAAGTCCACGTACTCTCTCAAAAGAGAAAGCACAGGTAATTCTGTCGCGTAAACCTCAACCTTTCTTGAGGCTGGAGTTTCTTCAATTACAAGGGCAATGCCCCTGAAATTGGTATCAATGATGCCGTAAATAGCATTCTCTCTTTCGTCGTAATCTACGACCTCATAGATTACAGAGACAAGTCCACCAGACCCTGCCAGTGTCTTGGAAGTTAACATTGCTTTTGCTTTCATGTTGCCTTGCTTTTTGATTTGAATTTCATAGCCAAGCAGGTTTAAAGCTTGGTTGATTTTGACCCATGTTTCAGGGTCTTTTTTACACCACTTGGACAATCGGTGGTGTACTGTGTCAAGCTTCTCGCCTGTTTGCAGCGAGATTTCCTGAGCAGCATCATAGATGCTTTTGTAGTTGCTCAAGATTTTGTGGAGGATTTGAGAAAGATTCATTCAATCCACCAACCAGTTTCATTTTCAAAATAAGTTATGTTCACTTCTCCTGCTTGCGACATCAGCTTTTTGCAAGCAGGTATAAATTCTTTTAAAATCCAATCGTCCATACTTTCACCGTCCTCATCTTTGTAGGTGAAACCATAAACGGGAATGTTTTTATCCCATCTTCGGCTGTTAACTGCAATTAAATCGCAATTTTCGCCGTCACGATTGTTCCATTCGTGACTTTGGAGATTTGCCATAGCTCCGTAGCTTTTGACAATCTTTTCTTTCTTTAAACCTATTCCTTCCAGTATATGATCCATCCATTTTAGTGGATCTTCGAGGAAACAATGCTTAAAGACAAAGTTAAAACGTTTTGTCTGACAGGATAAACTCCTGTCTTTTTCGACAACAAACTTACCATCGCCTAACTCTAAAATATCGCCAGGGCAAACGGCCCCATAAATAGCATCTTTCACCAACTCATCTGAGTCAGCCAACCTAAAACCTGTTGGTGAAAGACTCATCCCTTCGGCTGCGTGCCAAATTTTGATAGCTTCCATAATTGCCTTTGTTTCTTCAACTTCTTACACTATAGAATAATTTCTCTATAATGTCAATAGCGAAATAAAATATTTTCAAAATAAAAATCCCCAGCCATTGACTAGGGATTTCTTTTACTTTCTGTATTCCTCTAGGAGATTATCTACGGCGGGTAACAATTCAAGAGGAATATACCTTGATTCACCTTGACCTGTGGCAGGTCTACCGCGCTTTTTAACGGTGCGATTCTGCCACAACTCGATTATCCCAAAGGGATTGACGCACCCAGTGGGTAGGCTGGGTTGGTGGAGTGAACCACCAGTGCCACCCCAAGACGGGGATTGGCGACAGCAGTTGCGCCGAACAGGTTTTTGTAGTGCAACGCCACCAAGGCGATTGCACTGACTGGCATTCCGCTAATGACAGCCAACTGTCCGTTGGCTTCAGGGAAGTTGGCTTTCGCCAGTTCTGATTGTTCGTCTACTGGATTTTGGGGGCTGGCAGGGTTGCCATTGTCCGCAAGAATTTCTAGCAGCGCAAAGCTGCTTTTTTCTGTGATTTTGATTTGCATTTGATTAGTCCCCTATTGAATAACGGTTTCGGGGAATGCGGCCATTAAGAATTTGATTCTTACCCCATAACTTAATATTTCGGGATTGAAATGGCCGTCAAATTGGGAGTTAGTAACAACTAAAACTCTTCAGAGTCTTCTTCTGAAGACTCCATAATGTGTTCTATTACCCATTCTATAGCTTCTAAATCCCCAGCAGATGCTAGGGTAAGCATATAGTCAGATAATGACGTTTCAGTTAACTCAGGCTGCCATTTGGCAGCATCGGATTTCATGGACTCAATTTGTTCAAACATCTTCCTTAATGCAGAGTCCCTACCATCTGCACCCCGTGAGGCCTGCGGGTTGTTTTGGGATTAGTGTTTTGCCTCTCATGTAATCAATATAATTTATCTCAGATTAATTGTCAACACCTTTTATCTTAGATTTATACTGAATTTTACAAAAGTCACAATCTTGACGCCTGTATCAGTACAATCATCGCAACAGCTTTAACTAGCTTGACGGTGAACCGCCTACCCTACAAGGATTTGGCGTTTTACTTACAGTATCCTTCTCATGATGCAGAGCTTATGGGAATGGAATCCAAGAAAAGAATTTTCCAAAAGAAAAAATCCAAATGAGCAGTCTCCACTGGATGAGGAGGATACTGTAAGTAAAAGTAGAGATGTAGATACAGCAAGGGTTTCAGCCGCTTGCATAATATTGGATATGGTGTTATAATCGTGATGTTGCGGTGGTCGGGTAAAAAGCAAAACGCACTGACTAATGCCAGTGCGCGCACATTACAAGATTCTTGCAATGCAAACTTTATTCATCATCTATATGAATAATAACACAATTCTCTCAAAAAATCAAATCCTAGAAATTAAAGAGTTGGCTTTTGCGGCATCAGAGACCCTAACCGACCGCCAGCTATTTACTCACATGGGCATCCTTAATTCCCTGGTGTGGCGCGCAGCTACGGATTACCAGGCTATCAGACGGGAAGAGGGCATGGACAGGGTAGTCCCTGAGAATTGGAACAACCTGCTTGCCTGCTCTGCCCAGGGCAATGTGCAGATTACAGTACCCCTAGACTTTACGGAAGGATATCTTCAGCATTGCTGGGCTGGAGCGTATCACAACACTAAGACGCTGCTCACATACCGAAAACTCCAGATATCCTGGGGACTATTTTGGTATGATTTGGAGAATCGCCCCAAGGGTGCGGCGTGGGGAAAACGTGCTGGTGTACCTGGTCACGGCGTGGCCACACCACCAGTTCTAGAGCGAGTTGATATTGCTAAGATGCTCATCTTCTATCAGGTGTTTGATCAGGTGCGTCGGGATAGAATCAACGAAAGCTTGAAGCACTCTGAAGACATTACGGCGTTCAATTGTATGCCCGACCACGGTGGTATGCTGATGGTTGAGTTGTATAATGCGCTATTCTTTGCCCTGCATGATTTCCGGGGTACATACTACGGTATTGGGGATATTGTGGTTGAAGCCCCCTGCATACCAGCCGTCAAAGCGGTTGTTTTTCAATGGAAAAGACGCAAAGGACTGTTCCGTTCCCTGTGGGAGCGCATGGTCAAGAAAGCTGGTTTTGTCGCTACACAGGCCAGGAAGATTGTCACTGATATCAAGGTAGACCCATTGGGGAACATGGCGGAAGTGCCGTATTGATGCACAAAAAAGCCCGCCAATGGCGAGCGCTTGTCGTGAATATTTACTGGGAAATCATGCTGTTCTATTTTCCCCGAATTCCCATGAGTAATACCTTTGGGAATAAGTGATGTCGTTTTCAGATTTAGCCATCAGAAAAGTCCAGTAATTTTGCTTGTCTTCTTCTGTTGGATTTTCCCCAAAAATTCCATGCAAGAACATTTGTCTATGGGGCGTTGTTCCAAACTTTTCTTTAAATTGAAAATACACCCAGCCTGGTTTTATTTTGTATTTCCAGACTTTTTGAAGCGATTCTTTTACAAAGTTAATCCTCTCTTCAAGTAGCGAGTCATCGCTTGATTTAGCTTTTGATTTTTTGGCTTTTGACTTTAATGCAAACATCTCGCCAGTTGGTTTTTCTACATCCTGCCTGGGGAAAACATGGCTGCATTGTGGGCATTTCATCACAAAGCAATAGAGAATTTTTTGGCAATCGGGACAACATTTAACTGGTGCTTCACCTTGTGATTCTTTGCCCTTGGTTAGACTAAATTTCTTGATATCTTCCACAAAACCAAATCTGGCGACATTGCCAGCCTGGTCTAGCACCATGCAATCTTTTTTACCTGGGGATGGACGCAAGCCACGCCCCAATTGTTGAAAGTAAATTGACTTGGACTTAGTAGGACGACACATCAGCACGCAGTCGGCGGGTGGGCAGTCAAACCCTATCTGGAGTGCTTTGCAGGATGACAATACCTGAGTCTTACCTATTGCTAACCGCTCAAACATTTGTTTTCTGATATGCCCTGGGGTGTCTCCGTCCAGGTGTTCTGCGACTATTCCGTTGTCATTGAATTTTTGTGCGATCGCTTTTGAATGCTTGACATCAACCGCAAAAGCGATGGTCTTTCTGTTACTAGCTAGTCGTTGCCAGTTGCGTAGCATTGAGTCTAAAACGTCGCTATCGTTCATAACCTCGCTTAGTCCGCTTTCGGAATAGTCTCCAGCTATGGTTTTGACTTTGGATAAATCAGGCTGCTTGATGCCGTAGTAAGTGGCAGGAACAAGAAAACCCTTGTTCATTAGTTCTCCTGGCGTGGGTGCAGCTACTAGCACATCAAACTTGTCAGCCATGCCCTGCTTCTTTGATAATCGGTAAGGTGTAGCGGTCAGCCCGATTTTTATGGCGTTTTCGTTCTCTTCAAGCAACTCGGATACTACGGATATCCATGCGGTCTCGTGTGCTTCATCGCAGATAATTATATCTGGTACAAATCCATCTCGCCACCAATTCCGGCGGTGCAATGTTTGAGCCGATGCAATTTGTACTAAAGCGTTTTGATTTTCACTCCATCCTGATTTAATGAATCCACATTCTAGTCCAAATGCGGAAAACTTCTCATAAGTTTGTCCCACTAATACATCTAAATGGACAATAAACAATACTTTGCGCCCACGACTAACAGCATCAGCTACCATCCTGGATGCAATAACTGTTTTACCTGATCCGGTGCCGGATACTCCTAAAATTCGCTTCTCACCTTTGCGAATTTCATTGTAAATATCTCTGATAAAATCAATCTGATAATCTCTGAGTTTGGGTTGTTGAATTTCTTTCTTGATTAGCTCTAATTGTGTCATAATATTGGTGTCATCAGCCTGTGTAGAGGTTGTGGCAATAGTGAATCTGTTGACGCAGATTCACTACTTTATTTTTGTATATTTTAACATTTTACAGATGTATTTGCAATGATAAATTGATGTTGAAAATGCGAATTAATATAATAAGAAAAAGCCAATCAAATTACCTGAAACCTTTGATTGGCTTTTTATATCAACTCCAACAATGTAATTGCATCTTGGATGCTGGCGATCGCATCCTTGGCTAATACCCGATTTTGCTTTCCAGATGATTCGGGTTTTATCAGCAATAGCTCGCCTTTTGCTATTGCTTTGATTAATGCTGAAATATTGGGGTTTTCACCCCATAAATAACCGAACTCTAAGGCTATGTTTTCGAGTTCGGCTTTCTGTTCCAATGAAAGGGAGAGCGTTATACTCTCCTGTTTTCTAGTCATTATCCAGGGAACTCCCCTGGGAAAAATCCCTGGGAAGGGTCGCACCAACCCTTCACAATAGTGCCTTTTATGTTGTTTTCTCTAACAAACTTTTCTGCCTCTTTAAGAGAAGCAAATCTTTTTGGGTCTGGTGTGCGGTAAAACCCTCTGTTCCAGGGGTCTACGATTGTGAATTCCCATTTTTTTTCGTTTTGGATGACAAAGCATCCTTTGAGTGTGCCGTCTGTTTTGCACGCATTTGATTTGTTTGACATTGGAATCTCCTTTCTTAGTCATTTTAATTCTTCTAAGTTGCGAAGCTTTTCAGCTTTCCTTGTTTCGCTTAATTTGACTCCGCGAGTCTTTATTAAGCTTCTAGTTTCTTTCCTGAAGTTAATCCTTTTTACTCTACGCACTTCCTGATTTGTTCTTATTTTGTATCCATGTGCTTTGAGGATATAAAGCACAACATTTGGACTTGATAAATCGAATAATTTAGCAATCTCAACCGAAGATATCCCATCTTTGTAAAACTGCCAGTATTCATTGGCTTTTGCTTTAAATCGAGAGAGCATTTCAGCAGATTGACTTCCCGGTTCTCTCATGGGTATACCGAGTTTATTGAGAGACCTAGATATAGATGCTGTCGTGGTATTTTCTCCTTCGGCGATCGCGCTCAACGACATCTTGAAAATGACATATTTTTTAGCCCATCGCAGCTTATCTTCTTCTTTGTAGGCTTTTAATTCCTCCCTTGAAATACATTCGGTTTCAATGCCAGAAGTAGATAAAAACTTCTGGACGTTAGATGGTGAAATCCGCATTAACGCAGCTATTTCATTAATGCTTTTGCCTTGGTTGAACAGTTCTTTGCACTGTTCAATGTTTTCTGGTGATGCTTTAAATTTACTATTTCTATAGCATCCACAGGATACGATTTTTCCTGATGTCAGGTAATCGGCTCTAACAGATGTAGTGCTACCACATTCGCATTGGCAGCACCAAAAAGGCTTTTTGTTTGTTTTTGCATTGTCTCTTTCCATTACGGTTAATTTACCGTATTTCTGTGTTGGAGCAATGCTTGATTTTTTCATTTATTGCTCCAATACCTTTCTTCGATTTCAGCCAATGCGTTTATAGCATCAGCTAATCTATCCAAAACATCGGACGGAACAACGCTGGCGTTGTTTCCGTCCGGTGCGTATTTTGAACCATCAGGATTTGATAACCAGGAAATATCAAATCCTTCTATTTCTGCTTTAGATGGGGTTGGATTCCGGAAAGGGAAATCCGGATTATATTGATGCAGTGGGACATTGTGAACTAGCAATGTTTCAGCGATGTCTATTACTAATCGGTAAGCAGTTTCAAGACTGCTTACCGGGAAAGGCTGTTCCATGAATTTGATGGGGCTAAAGGCTGATGCGATCACTGACTATTCGGTTAGCGATCGCATTAGTATTAAGCATTTTCTAAATAATCGGATTTCCATTGATTGAACTTTTCTTCAAACTCATTAACGGCATTATCAAAAAACCATTCATCATTATCGTCGTCAGGTGATTCATCGCTAGAACAAGCGGGAATACCAATTATCACGCCTTCTGACTTGTAAAGATTGCCAATTTGATTATCCCAAAGAACGCGGTAGCTACCGCTTGGGAGAAATTCAACGGAATATCCACTACCACTATGCGATGCTTGAGTGCTGGATTTGATTCCTTCTTCTATTGCTTGATTTTTGAATTTTTCGTAAGCAGATATAATTCCAGAAAGATATGTGTCTGTGGAGCTTACCATGATACAATGTCCTTAATGCTATGCTTGTTTGATTTAGAGGCTTGGGGTGCTTCCCTTGCCTCTATATTTATATAATGCCATAGTATTTTATCCGTGTCAATAGCAAATTGTCCGTATTTTTAAAATATTTTTCTCATGCTAAAATTGCATTAAATTTTACCTGTAATTACATGACTATTAAACGAAGCCAAATAGAAGAGTGGGATATTGAGCGTTTAAGCCCTTATGCGAATAACGCAAAGCTACATCCTGATTCCCATGTGGAACAGATAGCCAATTCTATAGAAGAGTTTACGTTTCTCGACCCGGTGGCAGTGGATGAGAAGGGTGAATTACTAGAAGGTCATGGTCGGCTATTGGCAGCTAAAAAACGTGGTGATAAGACTATTCCCGTAATTCAGGTGACGGGGTTGACCGATGCTCAAAAGGTGGCTTATCGGCTGGCGCATAATAAGCTGACAATGAATACCGGCTTTGACCCGGAACTACTGAAGATTGATTTTGAGTTTTTGCAAGAGGAGGATTTTGAGCTAAGTTTGACTGGGTTTGGTGAACTGGAGTTAAGTTTTTTGGATGATGTGCAAAAGGATGATGGGGATGGTGAATGTGGCAGTGGTGGGGATGGAAATATACCAGAATCATCGTCTAAAGAGGTTGATGTAGACGAATTTGACTTTGAACATAAATGTCCTAAATGTGGTTTTGAGTTTAATAGTAAAGAATGAGCAATCCTATAGCGTGGTACTTAAAAGATTTAAAAGACATCCCACAGAACGGATTAAAAGTTATGTCAACTTTTAGCTGTGGTGGTGGGAGTTCTATGGGTTATAAATTAGCAGGTTGTGACGTAATTGCCGCTAATGATATTGACTCTGAAATGGCTTATCATTACAAACTAAACCTCAAACCTAAACATTATTTTCTGTGTCCTATTAAAGACTTAATTAAGACAAAATTGCCCGATGAATTATATCATTTAGACATATTAGATGGCTCGCCTCCATGCAGTACGTTCTCAATGGCAGGTAGTAGAGAGAAAGCATGGGGTAAGAAAAAGCATTTTAGGGAAGGTCAAGCCGAACAGGTTTTAGATGATTTATTCTTTGATTATTTGGATTTAGTTGAGCATCTAAAGCCTAGAGTTGCCATAGCTGAAAATGTTAAAGGTATGTTGCAAGGTAACGCTAAAGGTTACTGCAAAATGATAATTGATAGGTTTAGGAAAATTGGATATAAACCTCAATTATTCTTGATTAATGCTGCTGATTGTGGAGTGCCACAGAAACGAGAACGGGTATTTTTTATTGCGTTACGTGATGATATTAATAAACCTAAATTGGTGTTAGCTCCCAAATCTAGATGGATTAGTGCTGGTGAGGCTACAAGTGATTTACAGGTACTTACTGATGATGAAATTAGGGATAATAAAGTAAGTGATAGAGAGTTGCTCTTGTGGAACAACACACCCAAAGGTAATTTTTTAGATGTTGCACATTCAAAGATATTTAAAAAACATGCCTGGTTTAATAACTACAAATTAAACAATTTAGTTCCATCATGTACAATAACAAGCTCTCATTCAAACTTTACTCATTGGTCAGAGCCTAGAAGATTGACCTACCGCGAATATAAACGTCTTGGCTCATTCCCTGACGATTACCAAGCTAAAACCGATAAGATAGGCAAATACATGATAGGAATGAGTGTGCCACCACGCATGACCGAACAAGTTGCAAAAGCTGTTATTGAGCAGTGGTTGTAGTCTACTTATCGAAACCATAACGCAACTATCCGAAATACCTATAAGTGTGTTATAATTATCATGTAATCCCCTCGCCGGATGGTGCTGACAACACCGAGTCCGCAGGGGAATTAACCTAGTAAGAGGTCACATGAATAATTTAGCAGTTTTTCAGTTTGATTCGCAACCCATTCGTTTTATTGATGGTAAACCTGTTGCTAACGATGTCGCAGCTATATTAGGTTATGCCAACCCGGCTAAGACAGTCTCCACTAAGGTTGACAGTGAATACAAAGGTGTTACCAAAATGGTAACACCTGGTGGAATGCAGTCTGTGACCGTACTAGAAGAAGCTGGTATCTATCAATTGGTATTTGGATCTAAACTTCCATCTGCTAAAGTTTTTCAGAAATGGGTATTTGAGGAAGTATTACCAAGTATTCGTGAAACCGGATCTTACTCGGCAACTAAGCAACCCCAGAGATTGGGCGCGTATACTCAACGAGTAGAATCAATGTTTGATGACGCTAATAAAATACCCATTGGTTATTGGTGCGTATTGCATGAATCCGCAAATCTGCTTATATGGGTAGAACAAAAGCTCAGATATCCTGTTGATAAAGCTGACTTATTAGATGGTTCTATCGGTATTCACTGGTCTAACCACCGCAAAGATAAAGACTGGAGTGGCGATCGCATCAAGTTTAAATACCGTTTTCCCGATGGTAGATACTGTAATCCTTGGTGTTATCAGATGAGAGAATTGGAATATTTTAGGTATTTTTTGGAGCAAAAATATAAGCCTGCTTTACTCCCTCAGTATCTAGAATCTAAGTATCCTGGTTTAGTTAAAGTCTTGTAATTCCATCGGAAAACCTTAGCCTATTAATACGCTAGGAATTTTCCGCATAATATCTTTGGATCTTCCTGTAATTCCTCTGTAGCATCTTGGTAAATGCCGGAGTGTTGTGATTTTTCCACTCCGGTTCTGTAGGGTGAATAATCCAATTTTTAAGACTATGACAGACATTAAGATGACAATGTTTGCACGTTGGGAAAATGTTAATCCCGTACCTATCTCCCGACTTGCGATAACTGGAGTGATGGATTTGTTCGGATTTATTAATTAAGCATACAGCACAAATCCCATGAGTTCTGAGGTGTGCTTTGTGGCAACGTTTCTTGTATTTTTTGATGTTGCCATATCGTACTTTGTAGTTAGGCATAAAATACTTTTAGTGACATTTTTGGGTTATTAATGTATTATATAAAAGTGAGAGTTCAAGGATGAGAATATGAGTTTAATTGCGTCAGATTTTTGCATAGTTGCAATCTCTAAATCAGAGTTTGATTTTGATTTGGGTTACGCTAGAAGAACAGATACTTACAATAATTGGACAATAAAATATTTATGCCCCAATGGTGGCATTTTGGCTGTAGATATAGCGAATGCCGGACATTATTACAGCATTGCGGCTGATCACATAGACCCTTGTGAGAATATTGATGTGTTTTTTGATTACGCTAAAAAGGCGATTCATCAATTGATGACATAAACCAAAAACGCCCCAATGGGGCGTTTTACATTCTCTGTGAATTTGTGAGAGTTCAACAGGAATATTACTAATATAACACAAAAACCGCTTAGATTGGTGTCTAAGCGGTTTTTGTGTTGTGGATAGATACTCACCACCAAGCAAGTTCTTCTGTTTTCTCTTCATCTAATATCGTGTTTATTTCATCAACCATCAGTTTTACCGATGGAAAATTCTTGGTAACAAGAGGTGTATACAGTTTAGGATCATATATTGCATAGTAAATTTTAATAATACCCTTAGTTTGTTTCTTGCCAGCAATTATGGAATAGCCTTCCTTTGTGAATCCCACACAATGCCCAGATTTGATGTCTGAAACTTTTACTTTATGTTTATTAGATTTTTTAATTACATTAGTTTTGTTCTTCTGTGCCAACAGAAAAGTAGTCAGAGAATAGAAGCCTTGTCTTGTATACTCTGCTTCTAGTTTGTCATAATTCCAAGTCAAATACTCTTTATAGGTAGTCATTGTTGTGTTTCCTTTGTCTTTTATATAATTAATATAGTCTATACTTAATTTAAAAATATTTCCTAGTATTTCTGTATACGCTATTCATTGACAAGGAGTGCTAGATAGACTATATAAAATATATAATTATCAAAGGACTGCCATGAGTTACGATCCAGAAACCCAAGCACGATACGACGCCACAGAAAAAGGGAAAGCCCGCAAAAGGAAGTGGCAGCAAAGTATGACTCCAGAGCAACTGGAGAAGCAACGAGAAGCCAAGCGGGAGTATATGCGGCGTAAATATGCCGAAAAGAAACAAGCGGAATAAGCCTGAAACCCTGACCTAGTCAGGGTTTTTTAATGTCAAAAAAATATTTTTTAAAACCCTTGACATATTATTAATGGATAGACTATATTATTCATATACACAAAACACAAAGGAAACAAGGCAATGGCATTAGTAGAATTAAACGGTAGATTATTTGACAAAAAGTTAGTATTAAAAGAAAATCAAATCAAGAAGGCGATCGCTCTACTAGAAAAATATGAAAAATTAGCAGAAGGTGACGAGTTTGGCAAACTTTACCGAGGAACAATTCCTTGGTATGAAAGACAGTTACTTGATGATTATTTTTGGGAACATAAGCACGATGACGGGTATTGGGTAGTCCACTTCAAGTCAGGGGCTTATAGAGCCAACAATGCAATCATCACTTGGCATATTTCCAATAAACGTAGCGTTGAACTATTGATGTTAGAGGCTGGTTTTTTACCTGGAGAAATAAAAGTTTATTTAGAGCAGTACACTGGAGAAAATTTAGTAGCGTTAGGTAAAACTGTAGAGAACGGATTGTTCAAGCCAGAAAATATAAAATTTTAATAAAGCTAAAACCCTGATTAACTCAGGGTTTTTTAATGCCAAAAAAAATATTTTTTAAAACCCTTGACATATTATTAATGGATAGACTATATTAATTATGTAAGGAAAAACAAATAAACAACAGGAGACACAGACAATGGTTACAAATTTTAACCTGGCATGGTGTAAAGAAGAACTCACAGCATACCAAAAATTTGTAGCAAAGCTAGTACAGATAAAATTAAAGGAACACGGATACGAAATAAAGGAGATTTATAAAGACAAAAAAGACGTTAAATTATTAGATTTTTCTATCAAGCATTCAAATTATTTATTATGTCTTGACGGCACTTCTGTAGATGAAGTCTTAATAAAAAAGGGCTACAGCTACGAGACAATGAACAGGAACTTGATAGAGACGAGTGATTTAGACGAGGCAATAGCGGAGGTTTGTCGCAGGTCTTTTTGGAAAGAAGGTCAAGACATAAGATGCTGGTTAGAAGATTTCTCTGAAGAAGAGGAACAAAAAATAACAAATTGCCGATACTTAAGACCTTGGTTAAGGCAAATGAAAAAAGATAAACAGTCAATAACCCCAGAAAATCTACCCTTCTAAAAAATAAGCATCCAGACAACTGGATGTTTTTTATTGTAAGTAGCTAGTCACTCTGTATCAAATAAATATTTTAAAATTCAGTATAAAATTAAGAAAAAAGTAGTTGACATATTATTAATGGATAGACTATATTATTCATATACACAAAACACAAGGGACACGGCAATGACTACTACAATAAGCAAAAAACAACAAAGTTTAATTCAAGAAATTAGATTTAAAATACTTGTTTTAAATAAACAGATAGCGGCGTGCTTGCGGGAAATTTATAGAGGAATAAGAAGTTATATTGATAGGTTAGTTATTCTAGAAGATAAGTTAGAAGGATTAAACAAAGAATTAACAGAAGCAGCAACTACAACAACCAAGAATCAAGTTAAATCAATAAAAGGTAAGAATAATAGTCACGTAACGGCTACTGAAATTAAAGGAGTTAAGGCACTTTTAGCTAGTGGCTTACCTGAAGGTAGAATTGGCAGAAAAAATTATTTTATAGTAAACAAAACAGAAACGAGTATAAGCATTGACATAACGGAAAATTATAAAGACGACTGGGGCAGACCAATGACAAGAAAATGTGGAGTTGTCGTTTTATTGAAATAACATCAAAAATAGCTTATCCTAAAGGTTGACATATTGTTAATGGATAGACTATATTATTCATATACAGAAAACACAAAGGAAACAAGGCAATGGCTACTACACTTTCTTTTCAAATCCGTACAGTAAAAAACCAAATCGCTGCTTGCCTACGCGAAATTGAAAGGGGTGTTAAATGGTTCGTTGACCGTCTTGTTATCTTGGAAGGAGAACTAGACAAACTAGTGGCAAAGAAGGAATGCAAAATGAAAGCAATGAAAGTACAAACGAAGACTGGCTCAGAGAGCCATACAACCGAGTGGAGATCAGCAACCGTCACCGTAAACGGCAAACCCATCTGGGAGGCTTTGAAGCCTCTAGAAAAACCCGAATGGGAACTTGTTGGCAACAAAGGAAATCATGGCAAGTGGTGTGTCGCAGAATATGAAATTCCCGTGGGGTCTAAGGTAAAGTTTGTAGCCAAGGCTAATGGCTGCAAACCTATCGAGCTTGAGTTCGTAGTCGGTCAATCCAACCCCGTCGACGTTGACGGATTCCCCTACGGAGTCCGCACCTGCGGATGGATTGTGACAATTTAATGCAACCAAATAGCATAAAGCCCGCTACTTAATCTCACGAGTAGCGGGCTTTGCCGTACGTATCCTCACGGTGCTAGCCTAGCTTTCCCTGCCCTATTCTCCAGATACCATTCTGTAAGTTCTGGGGTAAATTCTTTGAGGCAATCTAGCATCATCCATGCTAGTGTTCTGACCTCAATCTGAGAGTCGGACTTGGTGCGCTGATCTAACAAGTGCCAGATTGCCTGTAGGTCGCCACCAAGGTCGAAGTCCTGACGGAAGTTGTATGTCAGCAAATCCCTGGCGTGTTCCTCTGAATGCCCGTCAGCAATCTTTTCCCCATACAAGACTGCTGACCGATAAGACGCGGCTTTGTCGTCCATTAAGTCGGGATTAGTATATTCGTACTTGCTACCCTGGCGATCGCTATAATTTCCTATTGGACGAAAATAAAATACATCTTCAACAGGGATATCCAAATTAGCACAATCAACTATTCTTTTTCCTGTATATCGCATTGATTGAACCAGGAAAGATGAGTCTTGATGCCTGGTAATTTGGCTGACAACGCTATGGGGAAAGCCTATGCAATGGAAGCTAATAAAAGCTTTCCTTAAAACTGAATAATGCCCTCTATCGCCCGCTAATTGGTGCTTGATGATGGTTTCTCCGCACTTCTCTGGCGAAGGTGTTTCATCATCGGGAAGGAACTTTTCAGCAACACATCTATGTTGTCCTTTCCATATAGCGACTTGGGGATTTGGGGAACTCGCATCTTTATCAATTACTACCTGAAAACGAGAATCTTTGATTAATTGCATCGTTGAAAGTCGTTATTATCTAATAATATTATTGCATCCTTGCGTTTAATTTGTCAGAATAAATGCAATGATTTTATATTAAACTTGGTTAATAAAATAAACATAAATATAATGATAAAGTTTGGGCAACTTAATCCTAGAAATAAACATAAAATTAAAGAAGCTTCAAGAGATGTCGTTGATTTAACTGAGTTTGTGGTAGATTTGCCTGCACCATCACCAGGAGCGCAAGAACTTTTTTACAATACTCCTGCTGATGTGTGCATATATGGAGGAGCAGCCGGAAGCGGGAAGTCTTATTCCATGCTTTTAAAAGCGGCTAAACATTTGGAAGTTCCTGGATATGGTTCGGTGATTTTGCGGCGGACTCGACCAGAAATAACTAATGAAGGTGGTTTGTGGGATGAGTCTAGAAATTTATATAAATTAATCCCTAATGCCCAGTCTAGGGAATATCAATTGGACTGGAATTTTCCTACTGGTAGTGCAATTAGTTTTGGGCACGCCCAATACGAAAAAGATGTGGAGGACAAGTATCCCGGTTCACAGATTTGTCATCTTGGCTTTGATGAGTTGACTAAATTTACCGAGCGTCAATTTTGGTTTTTATTCTCCAGAAATAGGTCAACTTGTGGAGTGAGACCGCGCATAGATGCAACCTGTAACCCTGACGCTGACTCATGGGTAGCTAAATTAATTAATTGGTATATCAACCAGGATACTGGTTATCCCATTGAGGAACGGTCTGGAGTTTTGAGATATTTTTACAGAATAAATAGTGAGATGCACTGGGGTGATTCGGAGCAGGAATTAATGGATAAGTTTCCTGATATGGCTGCAATTGCACCGCCGAAAAGCTTTACTTTTATCAAGGGGACTGTCTACGATAATCCCCATTTATTGGAATCAAATCCCCAATATCTCCAGAATCTTTTATCGTTGCATCCTGTGGAGATGGAGCGACTACTTAAAGGAAACTGGAAGATTAAATATGAGTCGGGAACTATTTTCAATCGCCATTGGTTTGAAGTCGTTAACGCTGTTCCCAGTGGTGGTCAAACTGTGGCATTTTGGGACTTTGCGGCCACATCTTCAGCTACCGCATCCAAGAGTAGTTTCTATAGTGTACGGACTAAAATCAAGTTTTATGAAGGCATCTACTATGTGCTTGATTGCTATTGGGAGCAGGTATCAGCAGACGATGGGGATAACTCAGTATTACGGATAGCACAACAAGATGGGGCATCTTGCAAGGTGCGGTGGGAGCTAGAGGGTGGTAGTGCTGGTAAGCGGTATGAGTCGGCACTTAAACGCCAGTTGGTAGGTTACGATGCTAAGGGTGTTAAGCCATTGGGAGATAAAGTTACCCGTGCCATGCCTTTAGCTGTAGCTGCTAAAGATGGAAAAGTTAAGTTATTTAGAGGTGCTTGGAACGACCAGTTTTTGGCGGCTTTACATGAATTTGATGGGAGCAAGAAGCCGCTAACTAATGACATTGTGGATAGCACCGATGGTGCTTTTGGTGAGTTACAGGACTCCACGCCCCGTAGTAGTTTTGTGGGTGGGAAAATTTACAATCCTTTTGGTTAGGTTGGCTGTGTTACGTAAGGTGAAAATGTTACCATGAAATATAGTTTTGCTTATTACTTATGATTAATCAGGTAATTCATGGTGATTGTTTTGAGGTTTTAAAAGATATTCCTGACAGGTCTATTGATGCTGTAATTACAGATCCGCCGTATGGTATTGGACTTGCCAAATGGGATAATGTTGTTAATATTCCGCTGTTTACCAAGGAAGTAAAACGAGTCACAAATGACTTTTATGCGTTCTTTGGGCAAATGCCAACTATGGTTGATTGGATTAATTCAGCTAATAATGAAAACCTACATTATTGTGAGCATATTTCATGGATTAAGAGAGTTTGCGTACCATCACCAAGGCTTCAGAGATCACATGAATCTATTATTGTATATACATTAAAAAATAAAAAATTTTACCAAACTAAAGGAAAATATGAAGATGTTAAACTTCCGGGTGTTTTAGTGGATGTTGCCACACTTGAAGGAATTGATAGGCACATAAAGGATCTCAGATTAAAACTTATTAAAGGTGATGATTACAATCATCACACTCGAGCTTCATCAAGATTGCCAGAATATAAAAGATTTAGTGGTGGAGGGGATAGAAGTCCAGGACTTGCGAACTATACAAATGTGTGGTCTTTTTTGCCACCAACGCAAAGTGAACGCTTAAAATATCAAGGCAACAAAAACATGGTTTGCCACCCCACGGGAAAACCATTGGAAGTAATGAAAAGATTAGTGGAAATGCTTACCCCTGAAGGTGGTACAGTGCTTGACCCCTTTGCTGGCAGTGGTACAACAGCACTAGCTTGTAAAGAACTCAATAGAAACTATATCTGCATTGAGAAAGAAAAAGAATACATTGATATTATCCACAAACGCTTAAATACTCCTCTGATTGATAGTGGATTAAATGTAGAGGAGACAGAAAAAGTATTAGAGGATGTTGAACCGGGTAGTCATCAGTTATCGCTGTTTTGATTTGTTGTTAGTACAAGCAGGATGCTTGTGTTACATGGTTATGGACGGAAAACCTGTACTAGACTAAGGTCTAAACTGAAAACTTCCATGTTTTGACAAGTCCATTTAAACGATTCACAGAGATATAAGACGTTGCCAAAATAGAATGGTTTGCCTAGATTGGCTAACAGAAATGTATCTATCTCCGTGTAATCTGCAAAGGTGGGAACGACTAGGGATAGTGTTTGAGTTTGAGTCACTTGATTAATCTGATTTCTATTGCCTTTCTCGTCTACACCACCGTAGTAGTTCTGAGCGACTAAGGATGATTCAAAACTGAGGGCATTTTCCCAGCTTAGTTTTAGAGAACTTGGTGCTGTGGCTGGCATAACTATTTAGGGAGTATATGGGATATGGGAACTTCTAACGCTTGGGCAATCATTTCTATCTCACCATAGGTTATTGATTGCCTTTTGCCTTCTCGATGTTGAAACAGGTTTTCAATAGCACTGACAACCTCTACAGTCTTTCCTGTTTTAGATGCTAATTGCTTTCTGGAAATGTTTTTTGATTCTCTACAGATAAAAATAAGGATTCCTATTTTTTCCTCTGTTGTGAGATTTTCGTAAGAGTTAGGATGGTCAATCACTGGTTTATTTATAGCGTAAATTATTTTTAATATTATACATTAATATTGGTGAAAATCGCTACTATGTGCGACTTCCATTGATTATCTAATTATATTATAAATGGCTATTGCTAAAATGTTGATAGTTTAAATTGAAGTTTTATTCATGCCCACAGCAATCAAAAATAAAACTATATTAACCAAGTTTCTGTCTACGGATTTACAGTTGAACCGAGAGGAAAGAACCGTTGGTTTTTCCTTTTCCTCTAAGGGGAATATCTGTGAAAGATACGGTTATTTATCTGAGCTTCCCGACGGAGCTAGTGTGGTATTTGATGAGTATTTATCCCATGACCCTAATGCCTGGGATTTGTCTAGGGTGGCTAGTGGTACTTGTCCATTCTTAAAAAATCATACTCGCGGTCAGAAAATCGGCATTATCAAGAATGTGATTTTGGACGGCGAAAAGGGTTTTGCTATGGCTAAGTTATCTAAAAATGCCCTGGCAGATCAGTTCATGTCTGATATTGAGGACGGGACATCTGGCGGTATTAGCTTTGGTTATTCAGTTGAGGAATATCGAGTAGTTACACCTGCTGAATATTCTGATAACGATGGTTATAGGGAGCTAACAAAAAAGGCTTTGTTAGAGGCTACAAAGATAGTTTTATTTGAAATTTCCTCTGAGGATATACCCGCAGATCCTAGTGTCGGTTATGGTAAATCTTTTGTGGAATTGAAAAATGTAGCTATCAATGGTAATCCCAATTTTTACCTTAATTCACCAACAAATAGTATGAATGAATTAGACAATAAAACCCTGGAAGTAGAATTAGCATCTGCTAAAACTGCTTTGTCTGATGCTCTTAGCAAGCAGCAAATCCTCACTTCTGAAAACGACAAATTAGCTGGTCAGGTTAAGCATCTGGAGTCAGCATTAACTGAAAAATCTGCTCTAATCGCTAACTTTGAAAAGAAAGAAATAGTTGCTAGTCGCTATTATGATTTACGCCAGAAAGCAGAAGATTTAGTATCTGAAGCTAAGTTATCAAATAGTGAATTTAATGAGCTATTTTCTGCTGTTCCTAGTGAAGATATCGCTTTTCACACTAAGTCCCAATCGGACAAACTTGGACACATTGAGTTTCACTTGGAATTGATTGAAAAAAGAGCAAAGCCTCTTATTAACTTGGAGCAATCAATTAAAGAACCTGTTGTGAACCCTTCACAGCCTGACTCTAAAGAGGTTGAATCTCACGCGGCGGAACTGCTCAAGACTTTAAATCAATCACCCATCTTTATGTAAGGGGATAAATAATGAGACATGAAACCTATGTTTACGATGATGAGTTGTCAGGTTTTTTACCTGTTTTGGCAAGGTCTGAAGCGATCGCAACTCGATACCAATCACTAGATTCTGATTATGCCACCGGGAAAGAAGGAGCTATTAGAAAGCTTGTCAAAATATTCGCCCCTGGTTTTTTTGCTGGTAGCATTCCTGGTTCTGCAAAGGCTCGGATTCTACCACGGATGACTACGGTTGCTGCTACGGCTGCTAGTGGTACAAGTGTTACTTTTAAGCCTGGAACTGCTGGTATTTTTGTTGTTGGTGATGTGCTTTCAATCATCCCACCATCTGCACGGGTAAACGTTGCATCTGCTAGTGGTGGCTGGGCTGCGGGTGATACTGTCACCGTTACTATTAATGGTCAGGCGTTGGTTTATACCGTGGTGTCTGGCGATGTTGGCGCATCTTTGACCGCTACTAACTTAAACGTAGCAAATAAAATTATTGCTGCTATTAACGCTAATCCATACTTGTCTAAGCTTGTAAGTGGTTTAGCCGTGGCTGGTTCTGGAACTAGTACAGATATAGTTCTGTGGGCTAAGGACTTTACCAGTCTGTATAGTTTAACCGTTGCTGATACAGCTACCAACGGAACAGCCACCGCGTCAGCTGCCAACCTTGCTCCTAACACCACCGTGGGGACTATATCCGCCGTAAATACCGCCACTGATGTTGTAACAATCGGTGCGGCTGCTGTATCCGTGCCTTTGGGTATGCCTTTAGGCGTGGCAACAAGCTTGCCTGATAATTTAGGTATGCTTTCCCCTGCTTTAGCAATTGATTTGCTATACAGAGAAAGTCAGAACTACGGACTATATGTGGATACAGACGTATATCTAAGCCGTCTTCCCTACATTGATGGTCAGTTAACAGCGTTGTATCCACAAATTAATTTAGTTTAGGTGGTGATTAGATGCCTTCTATTATCGAATTAGTCAACAATCAACCCGGTGTAGTGCAGCGTGCTATTGACTTGCAACTGTCTACAGTGTCTAGTACGGGGGAAGTCTACAGAGATGGTTATCCTGACCCCGCTTTGAATAGATTCTTGCCTTTTGTGCAGTATTCAGACCCTATTCTGGCGTTGCTAAAAATGCGCTCTTACACTCCTACCGTGGGGTACGTCGTGGCAACTGATGGTGATATTCCCCAGGATAGCGAGCGATTGACAGTTACTCAGGAGACTTTTGGTAACTTTAAACTTGCTAAATCACGGCTAATTACTGAAGAGGACTTCATTGTTGCTCGTCAAGCGGAGCAACTAGCCATGAGTGGCAATGGTCAAGCAGCCGAAGCAATCAGGAATATGTTCCTAGCTGTTCCTGCGATGTTGACACAATCATTAATCAACTTGCATACAGTTATGTCGTTGCAGGTGGCTTGTACGGGTATTTGCAACTATGCAGACCCCACCTCTGGTATTACAGCTAACTTGAGTTATGCCAGTCAAATACCAAACGGCAACCTACCATCTGCACTCACAGGTACATCCGTATGGTCGAACTGGGCAAACGCTACCGGTATCAACGATATTGTTGGTCACATGAATGCTTATTACGACAACTTGAAGAAGTTCCCGCCTTTTATTGTTATGTCCCGTAAGACAGCTAATGACTTACGTAATCAAAGTAGCACAAAAGCGATTGTTGCACGTAATACAGGCGTATTGATGGAAGTAGGAACACCTGACGCGGCTGCCATTGGGCAATTGCCTCCGCCTTCTTTAGAGGCTGTAAGTGATGCTATCAACCAGCGTGTTATCGCAGGTGGTGGGCAATATGGCACTGTGCAAATCATTGTGTCTGATGCGTTCTACTATCAGCGCGGCGCAAATGTTACAGGCACACAAACCCTTTCTTATATTCCGGCAAACTACTATTTCTTTGCTACTGACAATTTCATCGAGCGAGCGATTGTACCTACTGCTTCTAATAATTTCGCAGGTGGTCTAGTTACAACTACTGAAATAGTCAGTAAAGAGCCACCCCAGGAAAAAATTACTGTAGCTGGCCGTGGATTTCCATTAGTACCTGATCCTCGGTTTATTGGTGCTAGAAAAGTGGATGTTTAATGCTGCGACCACTTGATTTTACTAGCTCCTGTCGTTCCGGTGATGGAAGTTCCTTTTGTAAAAGATGATTTTTCATCACTGGAATGGGTGACTATCTTTAGTAGTCTTTGGTATTCCAATCCATACTTACTTAAAGCGTAGTTGTTGTCAGATAAGGGTTGTAATTCTACTCGGTAGGAGTCGTCTTCTACCTCTAAAATTCTCAAAGTTCCTGTTGTGTAATCGCTGTTTTGACTGGGTTTGGTAATTGAGATTCTGTGAGCTAATAACAGTTCCGTCGCTGTGTTTCTCAAAGTTCCCCAATTATAAATATTTATCTCTGATTCAACATCAGGCATAAATAAATTAAACTTGGTTTGTTCGTTTGTAAATTCTGGAAATTTGGCAATAAAATTACTGAATAAAATCATGATTGACTCCTATGTTTCACAGACAATTGGTTACTTAAATAAGCCACATTTTGCGGCTAATTTAAGTTTATCCTTTAAATCTGGAAACGGTCAGTTTATTGAGGATGCTGTAGGTAATTTAATTGAGAACGTGACTACTGTTATTGTTACCGCTACGGTGAGTGATGATTCTCAGTCTAGGCTTATTCCAGAAGTAGCGGAAATTGGACAACAGGTAATGCGACTCAAGGGTAGATTAACGTCAAACTTACCATCAGGTATAGGTTACGAGTCTATAGCTAATGCGGTTTTGACCGACTCTCAAGGAGCGCAAATAACAGGAGTATGGCGATTCACTCCAGTGGTTCAAAATAGAGTTTCTAGTTATCTAAATGTTAGAAATAAACTTATTAAAGGCACTCTAACGATAGCAAGTAAGGTGTAAACAAATGGTAGAAGCTAATTGGATTAAATTGAATATTCCTAAAAAACTCAAGGCTATTCATTCCTGGAATACACCCTATGCGGCTGCTGTTCACGAAGGCTCTACCTCTGTTAATGGCAGCGAAAAACCTGCCAGACCCTGGGTAGATGTTGCTATCAAAGAATATGATTTTTTAAATAAATATGCTGACAGTTTTTCCCAGTCCCATAACTTCAAGCAGGCGTTCCTAGAAATGTCCGAAGGGTTTGGGGAAAATTGTCAATCAAATATTAGCGATACTAGGTGGCAATGGCCGCGCACTACTGTTAGAAAAAGTGGTGCTGTTGTTGATTCTCCTAGAGATATCGTTGATACAGGTGCGTTGAAAAACTCTTATCAGGTGCAGTATGAAGGTAGCTGATTTAAGAAGAATTTTAACGGCTTTGTTGGCGACTGAGTTAGGTACTTATACCAACGGTACACCCTCTGTGTGGGTATACGGTAGCTCCTCACAACCACCATCCTCTAGTAATGGACTGGAGTGCTTGATTAAGGAAACACCTGATACCGTGGCTCGTGCTACCAGTGCCGGGTATAAGTATAAACCGCAGTTGTGGGAGGTGACTTTGAGGAATTGGGCAAAAAACTCTAATTTACCCTTAGCCCTTGCCAAGATTGAAAAACGTTTTAATGTGTCTCGCTATACCCACCTTCCGGCTGCATCTGACACCTTGGAACAAAGTAGAATCCTCATTTTTGACCCTATTGTTATTTAAAACTATGCCAATCACACTAGATTTTAACCGCCCTAAGTCCGTTACTACCAACTCAACTAACGCAGTAATTAACGCTGGCACTGCGGTAGAAGTGGACACAAGTGTAGAAGAATCGTATTTTCTGCCTTTCACTCACGCATCTATTACCCCGACTGCGTTTAATGTGTCTGGTTGTAATCTGATAGCAACAAATACTACCATCACCACCACCACGGCTAACGGCTTTGTTTCGGTTAGAGTTGGTGATGTAATCACTGTCAGTAGCGGTGGTGGCACTGTAGCCGCTAATACTGTGACTGCTGTTAATAGCACTACGTCCATTACCTTGAGCGTTGCACCAACGGCTGGCAGTACAAGTGCTAACAGCACCGTCATTACTGTTACACCACCTGCTATTACCCCTACTGCTTGGGGTATCAGGCTTACCTATGTCAAGTCCGGGTCTGTGGTATCAATCCGTCCTACCTTCTTTGTGTACGACGGTAGCCTAAATGGTGCTGCTGGTACACCTGCCAATGCTAGTGCAATCATTAATTTAGTGGACTCTCAAGGTAATACCCCAAGTATTGATTTAGATGCTTTCTATAGTGGCATTCGTGTCTCTAGAAGTGTCTAATCTCTGCTTGTTAAAGGTCAACATTTTTAATCTAGGAACTTTAAAATATGGCAACTGCTAACCGTCCTGTACAGACCGTAATTCTTCAAAACTACACCTTGGATTTGAAGCTATTGCCCGAAAATACCCGTAGCGTCACCACCGCGACTATTACCGTAACCTCTGCGGCTGCCGAAGGTGCAACTTCTCTTAGTGTGGCTACTACTGCGGGTGTCACCTACACGATTGCTGCTGGCACTTCTTTGAGTTTTGTTGCTCCTTCTAATCCCACAATCAGGCAGCAAGCTTTAGTTTTGGCAAACGCAACTCTGGCGGGTGCAACTGCTGTAACTCTCACTATTGCTCCTTTATTGGATGCGATCGCTATTAACTCCACTTCTCGCTTAGTTCAGGATATGTTTCCTCTGCTAGGCATTACCAGCTTTGGTTTGCAGCCTTCTCCTACTGTGGTTGATACCACTCACTCTCAGTCTGGTTCAGGTACTAGTTCCGCTATTATCCGTTCTAAACGGGAAATATCTGTAGAAGGTATCGAGTATGTTGGTGATATTGCATTAGAGCAATTTATCAAGCGTACGCACTTTGACCCTGTGTACATGAACCGCGAGTTATACGCTATTGCTACTTATCCCAATGGTTCAAGGTTTGAGGGTGCAGCTAAATCCACTGCTTTGAACTTGACAGGTACTCCGATGGAAGTAATGAAGTATACCTTTACTTTAGAGTTCCAAGACGATTGGATTTGGACACCTGCGTACTACGCTACTGGTGGTTTAGCTAATGGATTCCCTTCCTATAACCTCTAATGAAGGTTCTTAAAGATAGTACGGGTTTACTAGCTATCTTGATTAATTGCCGCATCCATCACGATAGGTTGCTATGTGGTGCGGCTGTTTTTAGAGGTGGTTTGTCTGGAGAAATCAGCGTTTCTAATGGCAGAACCACCTGTAAAATCAAGATTCCTGAATCGGTTCAACAGATAGCAACCTATCAAGTTTTTGCAGACTCAGAAGATAATTTGGAGATTGAATATGCGTCCAGTCATTAATAAGAAGCCTAAATATGAAATTATGCCGGTTGGTGATGAACTATCTGGTGTAATCTATCTAGAAAAACGCGGCTCTCTCACGGTTGGTGAGGCTAGTGCTGTAGATTTGATTGACTCTAAACGCCAAAAGGCTGCAATCATCGCATCTAAATTGGTAAAGAAAATTTCCGTTGACCGTGGCGTTACTATTGCTGAAGCCCAGGAAATGTTGTCACCTACTCGCAGTGCTGATGCTGGCGTGGAGGTAGATAATTCGGCTGTCATTTATGACTACATTGAGGATTTTACTGAATTAAATTCTTTGAGTGCCATTGATAGTGCATCGGTCTCTATTGCGATCGCTACTCTGATGATTCAAAAACGGGTGGCGTTCCCGGTCGAATTGTTAGCTCCTGTGGCGTTTAATGCTACTTCTATTAAAATTGCGCCCATCAGCTTTTATCTCAAAGATAAACAGGTAATTAAGTTTGGCGATTGCCTGGTAATTGTCAATGGCAATCATGAACCTGCTGTTGAAGAAGATTATTTGATTATTAATGTTTTCCCCGTGTCTGAAAACTTAGAGGCTGTAATCGGTTTCTTGTACAGTAAAGGTGAGAAAAAATATCAAGTTGGTACAGAAGATTGGACTGAAGAAGATACCAAGGGTTGTAGTAACGAATTTGTGGTGGCTATCTACAAGTTCTATGAAAACGAGCGTAGTCGTTGGCAGATTGAATCTCCTGTTTCCAATGCAGTCCAGGGGGAGCAGCCACCGGTCCAATTGACTGGAGTAGCATCTACTGGAGAATCCAGTCTTACAGAATATTAGACCCTAGATTTGCTGATTGGGAGTCATTTCTTGATCAGCCAATTCATATAGTTTTTGAGTGCATTGATGCACTTGAAAAGAACAGGAAGGAACAGGCAAACATTGAGGCAAGGGTTCACGCTATCGGCTGGTCTGGGTTGTTCAATGGCTTTAAAAAAGAAACCGACCCTAGTATTGATTTTGTGGATTTGTTGCCGTTTGCAGATGAGATTAAAGAGAATAACCGGAAAGTAAGTCAAGCTACTGAAGCCATTATTTCAGAGCTAATTAAAACCAATGGTTTGTCCGCTCCTGTTCTGTCCGCGTTGAGTCTGCTATTACCTTGATTGTAAATTACGAATTATAAATTACGGATTTACAATCTTTTTTTATAAGAGGAAATATTTATTATGAATTTAGGTGAATTAGTTGTTGAATTGTGTGCTGATACTGCACAATTAGAAAAATCTTTAGAGCAGGCTAAAAAGAAAGCCTATGAAGCTGCAAGTTCTATTGAAAAAAGTTTTGAGAAAATCAATTTAGAAATTAATGTAGATGATGATAACTTGGTTGATTTAAACAAACATTTGAATCTCAAGGTACAACACCTTAAAGAGGTTAATAAATATTTCAGTAATAATCCTATTGTTGTTAACGTTGACGACGATAGTTTAGTTGATTTAAACAAACATTTAAACCTCAAAGTACAACACCTTAAAGAGGTTAATAAATATTTTAATAGTAATCCTATTGTTGTTAATACTGATGTTACTAAACTAGATGAACTAGAAGAAAGATTAGGGAAATTATCAAATAAAACTATTACTATTACCGTTGAATCTGAGTTAAGCAAACAGTTAGAAAAGAGCTTAACCGATGCTGTTCAAAGTGCTGTTAGAGATGCTGTAAGTGAGTCTTCCGTTGCATCATCTCAACAGCAAGCACAAAAAGACAGCGCATCTTCTAGTAAAGCTCAACGGGTAGATGTGGTTGCTAGTCCCATGCGTTCCATTATTGATGGTGCTTTCGAGAATGTGGGGAAAAGACTGACTAAAGGTATCAATAGCAGCATTGAGGATACTATTGGTGTAAGCATGGATGACATGACTAGAATGTCTGGAAATATGCTTTTACGGTATTTTGGAGTTGGCAAAAAAGCACAATCAGACCCTAAGAATGAACAGAAGCGCATTGAGGCTATTTTCAAAGATGGAATGGATGCGTTTATTAGAACTCATGATAGTAGGGTAGAAAAAGGCACTAGGGGTAGAAGAGCCACCAGGAGTGCCGCTAGTGATGATATAGGTGTAGACTTTGAAAGTGCTAGTAGGATAGCTAGTAGCAGCGCGTTAAGATATTTTGGAGTTGGCAGAAAAGCACAATCAGACCCCAAAAATGAGCAGGCTAGGGTTAAGGCAATCATTGAGGATGCTATTAAGGAATATTCTGGTAGTTCAATAAAACAAAGTAATTCCGGAGTTATTTCTAGTACATTTTCGGAGATAAACAAGGCGTTCTCTGACAGCATTAATGTCACTATTGAAAGCGTTGCTCAAAATGCTAAATTAGCAACCATTAGACAAGCCAGACAATCCGCTAAAGCGGTCACTCAAAATTCTGCACCTGGGGTTCAAAATGCTATTAGTGGATTCTTCGATGCTGCTGAAAGTAGCGATAAAGGTGCAGTTAATAAATATATTGGAGAAGGGATAGCTTCACAATCAAAAAAAGCAGTAGAGTCTATTTTTAATAGATTATTGCCTAATGCTTCTCCAGTTATTAAAGATTTTCTAAAGACTGGAGTGTCGGCAAAACCAGTAGAACCAATCGCTAAATCTTCTTCAGATATTCTCAAGGAAGCCGCATCAGATTTAAAAAATGCGGCTAAAGCGTTGAGCGATGCTGCTGTTAGTGTCAAGTCAACAGAGCCTACGGCAAAAACCAGTAAACCTTTTGTTGCTAAAACAATCTCAGACCCTTGGCAAGATGCGGCACCCATACCTAAGCAACTGCCACCTAAAGCAAACAAATCTCCATTGCCACCACCTCAACAAAAACGGGAATTAGAGCCTATTCCTGTAAATATTCCTGAGCAAATTAAGCCATTATTTAAAACAATTCAATCTGAAATACATAAAAATATTGATATATCTGAAGGCTATAAAAACGCCACAAAATCAGAAAATGATTTAACACCATTACCTTTTATTCCATCGTCTAAAAATACCAAGAAATCTGCTCAGGTTTCCTTGGATAGTATTGAACAGTCGCTGATAGCAATAAACAAATATTTCAGCGATGAGTACAAGAGGATTCAGGCAAAGGTTAAATATGCCATCAGTGATGCTGGTACAAAAGAGGATATCAGTGCTGCAAGGTCTGAGGTTTCTAATTTTGTATCCAGGTCAAAAGAAGCAATTTCTACCATTGATAGATATGTAAAAACTGGAGAAGATGCGGGTTTTAGCAAAGATATTAACAGTGAATTATCTAGGATTCATAGCAGTGGTAAGTCTAGTATTTCCAAGAATACACGCAGTGCAGAGAAAGGTTTTCTGGGTAAGCTAAACCTTGCAGACAAAAAACTGTTTGACCAGCAATTAAAAGGCTATGTCGCCCAAGCGGAAAGTCTGGGTATAGAAGTAGATGCAGGACTAAAGAAAGGTATTCAACACGCTGCTGGTGGTGTATCCGATGCTGCCCGCGCTATGCTGGATGACTTGATCAAGACTGTTAAAGCCAAGATGGAAATTCAATCACCATCTAAAGTAATGATTGCGTTAGGGTTGATGATTGCATCGGGATTGGCTATTGGAATCAAAAAAGGTGTAGTTGATGTTTCCGGTGCTAGTGACTTACTGACTGATGTTGTTGGCAATGGTTTAAAAAATATCAAATCAATACCATCAGAAGGAATAGAATCTTACGATCAGGCAATTAAAAATGCCGTATCTAGTAATTCAGAAACTACAAAAAAAGTTTTTGATAATGCTAAGAAAGCAAGTAAAGCGACAATCCCAGGAATGATTCTAGGGACTGCGATGATGGGTGTTGCAGACACTAATTTAGTTCCAAAATCAATCCGAACACCCTTGAGGCATTTAGGGGCATTTTATCAAGGTACAACCCAGGTTCATAAGCTGAATCCACAATTGGCTAGAGAGGCTGAAATTGCAACTATTTTCAATATGATGCAATCAGCCGAAAAAGGTGATGGTTATTTTCCTGACGGTGGCGTGGTGGGCATGGTTAAACACAAGACATTGCCCACGCTGGCTCATACACTAGGGGGATTCAATTACACACAAACCAAAGACGGAGGTTTGCAAATTAACGATGTCTACGACTGGCATCAAGACACCGATACGGATAAAAATACACCGTTTAAGTTACCTAAAAATTTAGGCAGTAAGATATATAAATTTTTGGAGTCAAAGAAATGGCTACGAGGCTTATTAGGCATTGAAGAGAATTTATTTGGTAACACCAAGGCATTTACTAAATACAACAAAAAAACAGGGCGTGAGCTTTTTTCTTTTCTTAATACACAGTCTGGCAATGATTTTCAATTAGGGCATTCAGTTCATTCTGAATTAATCGGTGGCAATCCATATATTCAGACACACCGCTTAGACAGAAAGGGTTTGGACGATTTAACAGATTTGGCAGCAAATCCTTATATTGCATCTAAAGGTAATTTTGGGCAATTCTTAAATCATCCCAAAATCCAAGAATACGTTTTAGGCAACGGGCAAGAATCCCAGCAGCCAACGGGAAATAATAACCTCTTAGGGAATCTATTCAACAATGCTAAGTCTGCATTTAGTAAGGGTGGTGGGCTTAAAGAGGTAGGTATTAATTTAATCTCTTCTTTTGGGCAAGGCTTTTTATCTGCTAACGGCGGTGTATTGGGGATAGTAATTGGTTTTGCTAAGGGTGTTTTAGGCGCAGTCAAAAAAGTATTTGGGATTGCATCACCATCAAAGGTAATGGAGTCTATCGGATTGGATTTTGGCGAAGGCTTTGAAAATGGTGCGGTTGCAGCTTTGGTTTTGGCCAATAAAAGAATTGCTGAGTTAATACTTAAAACTGTCAATGAAAGTGCTACAGCGACGGAATCAGAAAAAGCTAAAGCTGAACATTTCGCCACTACAGTAGAATCTCAAAATCAAAGGATTGCCAAAGGGTTTAGAGGAGGTAAATATAATGACTTAAACGCCTTTGAGGCAATGGAAATTTTAGCAAGTAGCACGACATTTGGTAAAGTTATGGCTAGAATTACTGGAGCTTCTAGGGCAGAAATACCAGGAATTTTACAGCAAGCAAAAAGGGATGTAAAATCTTCACCTGTTACGGAAAATGCTGTACCACAGCCTGTTAGCCCAATAATTACGCCCCGCAGTTTCGCGCCTAACCCAAATGCACGGTTAGTATTGTCGTCTAGTGTTAATTCAAATCCAGATGCACGGTTAGTGTTGCCAAACAGTGCTACCCCAAATCCAGACGCGCAACTGATATTACCATCCAGACCTAGCATTGCGACAAGGGCAACTATTACACAACAAGAAGTCAACGCACAAGCGTTGATTAATAAAAATAAAGACTTGCTGGTCAACCTAAATGCTCTGCTCAACAGGAACATGACTGCAAGTTTGACTGGTTTTGCAACTGTCCTGGATGACCTTATGAACGCGCCGCGCTCTCCTGTAGTGCGATCGCTCACTCGACAAGTAGGTGCGAGACTTCCCGTTGTTTTACCACCAACAGTCCCCGCATCTCTTGTTCCTAAACCCTTTAAATCTACTACAATCAAACCTAGTTTACCTACTGGACTTGGATTCTTCCCCATACCTGCATCACCAGCCAAACCTCCCGCTGTCACTCCTTCTCCCTTTGCCCCAACACCACCACCACCCGCAGACGGATTTTTACCAATAAGAGTTCGTACGCCACAAAACGCAACGAATCAATACTTACAACTAGGTAAGGACTTAGTCACCAATTTATTTACCGCAGTTGGTGATAGTATTCGGCAAAGTACATTGTCTGGCTATGCTTCACTAGGTCAGGTAATGCGTAATGCTGTAAACGCCGCCCTATTCTCCCTTGCTGATACGTTAAAACAACCGCTTTACAAAGGATTGCTATCTCAAGCTCGATCTGCATTGCCTTGGTTTATGAAGTTTATTCCTAAAACAATGCAGCTAATCCCCATGCTGAAGCCATTGATGCCCATAATTGGGGGATTAACGTTAGGATTAGGTAATTCTATTATTAAGAATCTACTCAATAATGATGTTTTAAAGCCAGGTGGGTTTTTAACAAAGCTATTAAGTTCTGTTACTAGGATTAACCTAACCTCTCTATCTGGTGGAAAATCTCACGGAATATTGGACGCAATTTCTAAAATAATGAATCCTGTGCCTAATGTTATAGGTACTGCGGGTATTGGTGGTCCCCTTTCTCTTGCCATGGGGTTATTCGGTCCATTCATGAATACCTTTAGTGGACTTTTAGGACTAGACCCATCTACACGATCTAACCCCAAGAATCAAGCACCTACTGTTGAAAGAGTCCTGCAAGAACAGACTTTAGCTAATAGGAAAAAAGCGGGATTGTCCAATGCAAAAGGCGGTCAAGCTAGTAGAGAATTGATTGAAAATTTAGGTAACACTGCGGTAGATAGTGTTTTAGAAAATCTCAATATCCCCATGATTCCTACTTCTGTAATTCAAGGAATGACAGGACGTAGTATCAACAAGCAATCAGGGAAAATAGCAGATGCTATTAGTTCTATTGGTGTACAAAGAAGTAAGACAGAAAAAGCCTTAGAGCGTGCTATGAAGTCTGGAACAATATCACCAGAGAGATTAGATGCATTAACTAAAGCCGCATTAAGAAGACGTGGCGTTGATACTACTACTCGTGAAGCCATGTCAAGAGAGGAACTGGAGAAGGCACGGCAAGATATTATCGGTAAACCCCTTGCAATCTCTGAAAATGAACGAAACCTCATGTTTGCAATGGGTGATATTGAACGCTCCAGGTTTAAGCTTGGTGTTCCCAGGGCGCAAAGGCGACTAGATTACCTGACAGCCAAGGTATTAAAAGAGCGCGGTGTAACTTTCTCGGATTACACCTCTATGAAGCAGTCGGGAAAACTAGAGGAAACACGCCGTGATTTAGCTGCTAATCCTAATACTACCGGAGTTGTTGGCAGACTTACACAAGCTTATGCAACCAATGATCAGGAAGCACTGAAAGGCTTGTTGATGCAAGGCTTGAGAAAAGCTGGGATGTCGTCGGAGCAACTCCAGAATATAGACCCTAAACTTTTAAACACAGCCACAGCCGGACTAATGGCTACCCTAACCGGATTACAAGCTAAGTTTAAGGAAAAAGGCTTTGATATGGGCAAGGCGTTAGCGCAAGGATTTAAAGATTCTGTCCGTAATCTTGCCAATGCCAAGGATGATTTAGAATACAACGCTAAGAAAGCAATAGGACAAGCTAACTTTGGCGATGCTGTCGGCTTGATTTTCAGAAGAATGACTCGCGGTACAATTGCTACCCAGGATCAGTTCAAGGAAATGTACAATCAGATGGGAGCAGGAGTGAAAAAAGCTCTATTTAGCAATCCCAAAGAAGCCGATGAGATGTTCCCCAATATGCTGCAATTCATGGGTTCTATTGCCACAACTTTAGCCCCCGTGACAACTTTGTTTGCTTCTCTATCGCCCCTATTCTTACCCTTAGCTCCGATTATTGGTGGTATAGGTGCGGCTGTGAGTATGGTGATGCCTCACATATCCAAGATGCTAGATGGTATCCAGCGAGTAGAAGTTTTACAGCGGCGCTTTACTTTCTTGGGTGGTTCAAAGGCTGGTGGTGAAGCGGAATTTAAGTATGCTAAAGACGTAGCCACCAAAATGAATGTCCCTTCTGAAGTTGCTGCCAACTCCTACTCTCAATTAGCTATTGCGGCTAGAGGTAGCAAGATGGAAGGACAGGGTGTCAAGGATTTGTTTGAGGGTATTACGGCATCTTTAAGTGCATTAGGCATTAGTGGGCAAGATGCTAGTTTGGTATTCATGGCATATACACAAATCTTGGCAAAAGGTAAGCTGTCAATGGAAGAACTAAGGCAGCAATTAGGTGAGAAATTCCCGCCTGCCATGGGTGTATTTGCTAAGTCTATGGGCGTGTCTGTTCCTGAAATGAATGCATTAGTAGCATCTGGTAGCGTTTTATCTCAAGATGTCTTGCCTAATGTAGCTAAAGTCCTGAATCAAGATTATGGTGCATCTGCTGCTAATCAAGCTGGAGGCTTGGTTGTAGCTCTGAATAAATTGGGTAATGTTGGTTTTGAAATTACAACAATATTTACTGACAAACTTGGTAGCACTTTAGGCTGGTTTGTTGGCACGTTTGCGGACGGTTTGGCGTTGTTCAGTAATACACTTGGCGCGTTGATACCTTTAGGACAAGCATTTGCCATTGGTTTTGCGGCAACCATAGCCATTGGACTAACTACGATTATGACTAAGGTAAAACCCTTGGTTGTGTTGTTTGGTTCGTTGCAGAACCTTCTAATGGCAACCTTTACAGCCGTTGCCACCAATATGATGCCGATGATTATCGGTGTAACTGCGGACGTGGCTGATAATTGGCTGGGTGCAGAAAAAGACCTAATCGCAAACATGATGGATGGTGTCACGAATGCAATTGTAGCCACATTTAGTACGGTTGACTCAGTGATGCGCTCGATGAGTGATGGTAACTTTAGTTTCTCGTCAGTGTTTGGTGGTTTGGTTCAAGGTGCAGAACAGGCTGGTAATATTATTGATTGGCTTAAAGGTGTATTTTCTGGATTCTTTAAGATTATTCCTCCCGGTTTTGTAGAATTACTGGCGATGGTCTTCATGTTTGAGCAGGGTACAGCACTAATGGTCATGGCCTTGGCTCCTGCATTTAAAGGGTTCATAGGTGCAGTCACAGGAATGTTTGGCGGCGCAGCTAAAGCTTTTGTGGGCGTCATGACTTCAATGAAAATCGCTGCTGAACTAATGATGACCTCTATGAGTTCTGCTATGGCTGCTAGTGAAGCGAGAATAAAAATATTTTCTGCAACCATGGGATTTTTGCGAACAGCATTAACTCATGTGGCTGTAGCTTTTGGTATTTTGATGTTCTCTAAAGGTGACTTCAGTAATCCCATGGGTGATTCGTTGTCAAAAACTACCAAGGAATTAAACAATGGACTAACTGAAATACGGGCTAATGTTCAAAAAACTGCCGATTCCTTTGATAAAGCTACAAATAGTGTCACTAAGCTAGGTGGTACGTTAGCGGATACATTACCCTCTAAAGGCATACAACTGGATATCAGAAGCTTTTGGGGCGGTGGCGACTTTAAGTGGGATGATGCAATTAAAGAGAGGAATAAACGCGATTCTGCAAGCGGCTCTCTCATGGATGCGGTGGGAGTTGGTGCTTTGGGGGCTGCTGGTGCGGGTGCGGCTTTTGCTTCTGGGATATCAGTTCTAAGTTCAATTCTAAATTCTGCTGTATCCACGGCTGCAACCATAGCCGCAAACAAGGCTCTTATAGCAGGTCCGACTGCCCCCGTTTCTATTTTTGGTAGACTTGCTATGGCGGTAACTCCATTGATTACCGCTATAATGAGTCCGCTTGGACTTATTGTCGTTTCAATAGGTGGTTTTATTGCTGCCATAGTTCTCGCTACAAAAGCTCTTGATTTGTTTGCTCCTAAACTGACAGGGAAGCAAAAGCAACTAATCGCAGATAATAAATTAGAAGGTTATTTTGACCTTGGGGAAAACGCGCGTTTAACCAATGCCCAGCAACAAATCCTAAAATATTTTGAAGACCAGAAGAAGAATATTCAGAACTTAAAAGAATTTGGTGCTAGTCAAGGTTTTACGGGTAAGCCTGGCGACTTTATGGCTGATATAAAACCATTGACAGGGGAACAGCAAAATACGTTTAATAATACCCCAGCGATATCTAAGCTTAATCAGGAAATTAAAGACAATAACAAAAGAAGACTAGCGGCCATAGCAGACAAGAAAAACAGTGGTGCTAGTCCCCAAGAAATTAAAGATTTACAAAACTCACCTGGGTTTAAAGAGCTAGAAAACAAATCTAAACAGATGAGAAATGCCGTAGCTTTAGCTGCTGCTGAATTTCAAATAGGTAATACTCCAGGAAATCAGCGAATAGATAAAGAACTTGATGAGAAAATTAAAAAGAAACAGGCAGAGGTTAATAAGAGAAGGGCGGCTGTTTCTGCATCTAGAAATCTCATGGCTGCATCTTCCACTGATGCTTTTGCATTAAGCATGGGTGACGGTTCTGACGCAGGTACAATTAAACTTGAAGATGAGCTAAAAGTTTTAGAGGCTCAGAAAAAGAATCAGCAAAAACTAATCAAAGCTTCTGTGCAACGGGCATTCAATTTTCAAGAGATAAAAAACGTTGACAAGCAGCTAATTAATGCCACTAAAAAAGGAGTGGAATTAAGCAAAGCATTACCTAGCGATAAAGTTCGCAAAGAACAAGGCGAAGTCAAGCAATTAATTCAACAACTCTACAAAAGACGGCAAGAATTAGTTGATAGTTTTGGCTCACCATTGCCTATACTTGAAAAACAACTTAAAAACCTGGAAAAATATAAAGAACAATTAACTTTAGGAGAAGTTGAAGGTATTCAAGGGGCATTAATTACTCCTGCTGTTCAAGAGACTCAGAGACAAATTGAGGAACTTAAAAAACAAATAGCAGGAGTCAAGCCATTTGACGTAAAACCAGTAGAAGAAATGCTCTACACTCAAGCGACAAACGCTGTTAAAGATGCAAACATTAAGTTTGAAAGAGCCTCTTCCGCCAATAGATCCAAGTCTAATTTAAGTCAATCTAAAGTCTATTCAAGTGCGGGAACATCACAACAAATAGCACCTGAATTAGCAAACATTCAACTTGCAGGATTAAATGATTCCCGAACTTTATTAGAGGAAAAACTTAAAACTAATCAGGCTGCTCTTGATAAGATAGCCCAGGTAATTGCAGTGGGTGGCACTAACTTAGCTGAAGCGCAATCAGAATACGATAAGTTGACTGAAGACATAATGAAAGACCGTGAATCATTAACTCAAAATGCCCTAGAGACTGCCAAAGCCCGACGTGATATGAAGCAAGCTTTGATTGACCAAACTAAGCAAGTTGCTGAATATTACAGAACCTCGGTCAGGGAAGCGCAAGGCGCAAGTATTGAGTTTGAGAAAGCTAAAAAAACACTAGAAGGTTCTCAACTGCAAAACAAATTAAGAGCCGCATTGATAGGTGCAGGCGACAATATTTACACTCAGTTTATTGAGGGAATTATTAATATCATTTCTCAAACTACTGATATGGAGAAAAAGCGATTGGATGAGAAGAAACAACAATATGATTATCAAAATAATGTAGATGACATCAAACTGCGTGCCAGTGAATTGCAACGCAGCTTGCCCGGCAAGATAGTTCCCTTTGACGAGAATAAAATTAAAGATTTTGATGAGCAGTTGAAGATAGTCCAAGGTAGCGTTATAGGCATAAACACTGATGTGCAGCAAGTCGTTACATCCTTGGGGCAAGATGCCGTATTAGCCACCAACCAACTCAATGATGCTTTCCAAGGACTGGGTACTACCGTTGCTGAGGTAGGAACTAAATTAGACACAACTTTGGATAAATTAACCTCTACCTTGGATAGCCTAAAGGTAGGAACAAATGATTTGTCTCCACAGAATGCACCTAATTGGGCTGCTGGAGCGTTAGATATATTAGGGCAAATGGACAATGCAACACCAGGCACTGCACCAACAATTCCATCAGCACCATCGCCAGCCACTAATTTCGCATCACCAGTTAAAAATACAACTATTCAAGACCTGATTAACTACAAACCTACCTTTGGGCAAAGCGTCATGGGGAGTCGCCCTAAAGGTAGGATTCACAGTAAAGTTGATTTTGATAGTCGGGCTAAAGCTGGTGCAGGTGCGGAAATCCTTGCTAGTCTGCCCGGTGTAGCCACAGGAAAGCTATGGGAAGGCAATGATGGTGCTGTGTTTGTTAACAGCGTATTACCATCAGGAACGAAAATCACCATAGAGTATGGACATTTGTCTGTTGAAAGTATCAAAAAAGCATTAGGTGGTGCGCTAGAAAAATCAGTACAAGTTCAAGCCGGACAAAAGCTAGGAAACGTACTGGGAGACCATTTGGACTTTGGAGTTAAGGCAAATGGTCGCTACATTAACCCACAAGTATTTTTGAGCAATCTCGCAAGAGGTAATTACGGCGCGATCGCTAATCAACCACCAGCAACCTCTAAGGTAAAATCAGGTGCAACCGTGCAAAATGCCAACAAAGGTGAGTCTCTGGTGAGAATTCAAAGATTGGGAGAAAAAGATGAATACGGACTTGAAAAACTACAGCTAGCTGTCATCAAACGAGGTAAACTTATTGATAGTTTTATCGTCAATTCTGGCAATCCCAGAACACAAATATTCGGCGGTGCGGGCGAAACGAAAGCAGGGTCTAAACGTCCATTTGAGTTTGGTAGTTACACGCTTGGCAAAACAGTCCCGGCTGGCAACAAAAAGAAAATGGGCAATGAATTAATACGGATTGAACCTAACTTTGAAACAGAACGAACAGCTATAGGTTTCCACATTGATAAGGATAGGCTGATTGACCCTGGATCTAGTGGTTGCATTGTTTTTGCTAACGAAGCTGAGTTTAATAAATTCAAGCAAGCACTCAAAACCAGTGGCATAAAAAACATCGTTTTTGACCAGGCGGTCGGGGCTGTAGAAGTTGCTAAAGTAATTACTGGAAAAGTTGCACAGTCATCTAATAAATCTATTCCCGGTACATCTAGAATCACTCAGGGTGGTAACGACCTTAGTGCGGAGGAATACGCAAAACTGACTCCACTAGGTAAAAAGTTGTATGAGTTACGTAGGAATCCCAATGTTTTAGCCTTAGCTAATGCTGTGGCACGGGCAGAAGGAACAGACTTTAGGAAGAACTCTGAGAATTTCGGCTACGGGATGCTGATTGGTGGCGCAAATGTTAAAGATTTCTCGACACATCCGTTTGTAGGAACTGGTAGAAAACCAACTTGGATTCCTGGCATTAATAATTCTAGTACCGCGTCTGGACGTTACCAGATGATGAACTTTAACGCATCTATCCAAGCTGCTAAGAAACAGTTTGGCAAGGATGCGATGCCTGATATGTTTAAACTGATTGATTTTCAAGGCAAAGACCAGCCCGGATTTAGTCCAGGATTACAGGATTTATACTTCATCGGTTCTTTGCTACAACGGGGCGTTTTAGATGATGTTGTAGCGGGTAAAATTGATAGCTCTGTTCTCAATAAGTTAGCCCCTCACTACGCAAGTATTGGATTAGGTAATAAACGTAGTGCGTATTCTGGGCAAGGTACGCCTCAAGGTAAGCACGACAATTTCTTGAAATTTTATCAACAAAACCTTGGAAAATTAAACCAAATTGTAATGGCAGGCGGAGCGGTTAACCCTGATAAGTTACAAGGACTAGTTACAGATGCGGCTAATCTTAATCTTGGTGCGGCAGCTACTAGGAACAGCACCAATGAGATGAACAACGAAGCGCAAAGACTGACAGATGGACTACAGCAATTGCTAGGTATTTATCGCCTTCTTAGACAAACTGAAGAGGCTGGGTTTTCTGTCCTTAGTGGCATGAAGGATTTAAACTTGGATTTTGTTAAAACAATAGCAGAGGGATTATCTCCTAGTGGGTTAAGTAGCTTAGAAAGGTTTAATATTGCTTATGGTGAACTTGTTAGATCCCTGGAGAAAAAGAGAGAATCTTTAGAAAAAACTATCCGTGATACCCAGGGAACTGTAGACAATAAGCCACTGTTAAAAGCGGCGTTTGAGTCTGCTTTACAAAAATTCCCCACAGCAGAATTAGCACTTAAAGCAATTAAGGCAAATGACAAGGTATTTGAAATTGCTGTACTTCAAAATCAGCAAGCCAAAAAAATGCTATCTGATTATGATGCAAGTATTCCCAAGATACTTGATGCTTTTAAAGGAAAGTTTGGCTTTGATGAGCAGCTTAGATTATCAGGTATTGCAATACAAAATGAAAAATCTGGAGTCGCTTTACTTCAAAAACAAATTGAGCAACGTAAACTACTACAGCAGTTAGACCCTCTTGATACTAAGTCTGCTAGAACTGCGGAATTAGAGGCAAATATAGCTTTATTAAATGCTGACCTTGATTTGAGAGAAAAATTAAACAATATCTCAAGACAGGAAAAGACTAAAGAAATTTCACCTGAAGATGCTAAAAAACAAAGAAACCTTGCTCAACAAGAAAACGCTATTACTAAAGAAAACATTCAGCTTAAACTTGAAGCTGAAAAAATTACCGAGAGAACTAACAACGCAAATAAACTATTAGAAAGGTCGCAATTTATCCAGGATTCCTTTAAGGGCGTGCTTGAGGCTAGAAGTTCTGTACTCAAAGCTTATGGGCTTGATTTCCGTGCAGAAAAGATAGATAAGCAAGTGGCAATTACTAATCAACAATTTGATTTTGCTAAAGCTAGTATTCAGTTGGATGATTTTATTAGAAAGAATGAAAAAGCCACAGGAGCAAACAAGTTAACCAATGAACAGATTAATGAACTGCGTGAAAATCTGCGGTTAACAAATGAGTACAAACTAGATGCAATTAAATTGCAATTTTCTGAGTTAGCTTCTGTCATCAAGAATACCACGAGTGGCTTCAGGAATGGATTTAAAGAGTTTTTATTAAGCACAAAAAGCTTTGGTGAATCTTTAGCCGATTTATTTAATTCCATCACTAAAAACCTCATTGATTCTTTGGCTGATATTGCATCTAAGCGAATGACTGACTCTTTGTTTGGATGGGTCGCAGGACTGTTTGGTGGCAAGGGAGCGGGGTTGGCTTCGGGCGGCTCTTTCGTTGGCGATGTGCTTCCCAATACTTCTTTTAATATGGCTTTCGCTGGTGGCATGGTGGGAGAACTGCCAACTTTTGCCAACGGCGGTATAGTCGGGGCGTTGAATAAAGAGCGATCGCTCACCGGACGAGTACCTCATGTCATTATTGCATCTGAGGGTGAGCGTGTGTTGAATCACAAAGAAACTGCTATTTGGAACAAGTTGCAAGGTGGCGTTGCCGGATTTGCTAACGGTGGCGTTGTTGGTGCTGGTGGTAATGGTGCTATTGCCTCTAGAATGGGGAACACAACGACTATTAACGTACCTGTAAGTGTGGCGGTAGGCAGTGATTCAGAGGTTGATACTCGCAGATTATCCCAGGCTGTACAGGCAATGGTATCTGATGGTATCCGTCGGGAAATGCGAGTTGGTGGCTCAATTAATCGCGGTAATCCCTACGGTAGATAGCTAAAACGACAAAACCCGTCCAAGGGGACGGGTAGGAGACAAAACCAAGAAAGGAGAGTAAGAGGAGTTATTAAAAATTCAGTATAATGATTGCTAGGTGCAATCTAATTAGATAATATATAAAGTATAGCACAAAGTGTTAATAATATAATTATTAATAATTAAAAATGGAGGAATGACTTTGAAGTGGGACGAGTTACCAAAACCTTGGACTAAAGAACAGTGCCGTCGTCGCTATGTTGAGTGTGAGGACGACATTGGCATTAGGGGATTGTCTAAAGTTTCTGGACAAGGTAAAGGAAGTATTGAACGATGGGTAAAAGCTGAATTGTGGTTAGCTCAACGCTATGAATACCGCGAGGTTTTACGGACAACAATTCAGGAAAAAACCATTGAAAAAACCTCTGATAAAATCTCTGATGAATTATCAGAAATTGTAACTGAAGGCTATACTGTGCATAAGCTGGCGAGGGATTATGCTGCAAAAATTATTGAAGCTAAGGCGAGACAATTAGTGGAAGATTTGAGATTAACTGGGGATGATAAGAAGAAAGCGTTGTCAAATCATAATGCGGCGGAAATGAATCAGTGGAGTCAAATGTTGAGACGTTCCACTGATGCCATTAATGATATGAGAGGGATTAAATATTTCGCTGATATTAATGCGGCTGCGGACAAGCTGCAAAGGGAAGGTTACGAAATACTAGACCCATCCTGATTTGTGAAATTTTCCTCAAACCATTCTAAATCTTTGCTATCCAAATCCTCTAGAAATTCCGCAAAGTTGCACAGAACTTCTGTATCTTTGCGATAAATATAGCCACAAGCAATTAACTTGCGTGACAGAGATGCCTTTAGCTCAGAACTACATCTTCCCTTGATTTTCACTGTGCGATTCTTCTTGATATTTACCATGTTTTTCCTCAAAATAAAAACCCGGACTCTTTGAAGAATCCGGGTTGTGAATTACGCGCTTCTTTCTCGGTGCTTGTCTTCCAAGCTGGGCGATGCACCTGCCCATTGTTCCGTTATGACTTCGATTTTTAGGACTCTGAGTAGTCCTGAATACCTAAAAACAAATTGCCCATCAGGGTCTTTTTCTCGCTTGTTTTGAGGGACGAGGAATGTAGCACCAGCCTTTAACCATGCTTCTTGTAGTGGGAGCGGGGCAACTGCCACTACGATGCAGTTAGAGGGTATGCTGTGACTGACTGCATCGGTTTGACCTAGTGGGGTCTCTAGGAATTTTATAGTATTGCGATCGCGGACAATACTGGAAATTGTTCCTGTAAATTGCTGGGTGATTGCACCTAAGTCTGCAATCATTTCGGGGTGGGGTTCGTGTCGGGAGAAGAAGTAGATGTTCATTGTGATTCCTTTTGTGTGGATGAGACAGGCAGGATGCCTGTGTTACTCTGGTTGTTCCCAGGCTAGAAATTCGATTTTGAATTCTAGTGTTTGGGACAGGGACTTTGAGTGAAAATCTGACGCAAGCATCAGGTTTGACTCATAGGGCTTGATGCCCTCGCACCAGCTTACGCTGATGTGAGGTGTTCCGTTCTGACAGGGGATGTCACCTGGTAGCGTTAGAGCTACAGCCTGAATTTTGTCATTCCAGGCTTCAAATTTAGTTGTAGCTTGGAAAACAACACCCTCCAGGTGTTTCCAGTCGTCGCGGTCAACTCCGAACTGGAGTGTGACGTGGTGTGGCGTTCCCAATGGGTAACGTCGGGGTGTGGACAGGGGCGTTTGTAGCACGCCCCACAATATTCCTTTCATGTGCGTTCTGGATATTTGCTTTGCAGTCGCCGCGTTTGAGGCAATCGCCTGTCTGATCATCCCTAGCAGATATGATCAAAATGACGGCAACTAGGATATAATTCACTAATCTCATCATGATTGGTGTGATAGGCGATCGCTTACTTCTTGGTCGGAGGGGCGATCGCTTTTGATTTACTTATTCCATCCCATTCTTTTTTCCAATTCCCAGCGAGCGATGATTTCCCCATCATCACCCTTAAACAGGTCACCGTCACAACACCAGGTAACTGGCGTTGTGACGGTGTACCAGTCTGCCCCTTGGGGATTTATTTCCCCAGCTACTTTGACTGTGTTTTTGTCAGAGTAACCTATGAGACTATCGCCTACCGCGTAGGCGTATTTTACTAAGCGGTAGGACATCAAGCGATACCCCACTCTTTACACCACTTCTCATACTCCTCCACGGAGCGCACTCCGTAGGGAAGAATCCATTTTAATTTTTCACTTGTGGCTTGAATTCGATCTGGGCTTTGCCCTAGCTTCTTGGCTAAGGCTAAAGCGGCTTGATAACCACTCTTTGTGTATGGGAAGAAGCAGTTATGCTCCTCCCCGTCTTCTGTCATTTGGAACAACAAGTAGCATCTTACTTGTTGTTCCTTTGTGGCATAGAATTTTTCTTGATGCCATTTAAGCGGACGCTCCAGTGCTTTGTTCATGCTTTTCTAGTGGGGTGTAACGGCTTCCCACTACTACCAGGTGGTAGTTTCATCCGGTTGCCAACCGGACTCGTCAGGTGGGCTACAACAAGTTTGCCTTTAGTCTAAGACTAAAGAATACATCAATCCTGCCTTCTGATTTTCCGTGAGTTCAGTCTCTAAAAGAGAGACTTTGACTCCCATTTGAAATAATCCTATTAAAGTTAAAGGGTCTATCGTTGCGGCTATCACGTGATCACCCTGAGTAAGGGTGATCTCGTGGCATTCATCGTCGGCGATGATAACATCGGCAACGATACCGAGTTGTGTATTTAATTCTTGGGATAAAAAAGAATAAATAGTCATAGATTTCCAGTGGGTATGTAACGGCTTCCCACGACATTCAAGGGAGTGTTTCGTCCGGTAGCCAGCCGGACTCATCAGGTGGGCTACGTTTGCCTTTAGTCCAATGAGACTAAAGAATATATCAACTCCGCTTTTTTATTTTCCGTTTGTTTTTCCGGAGGTAACTTCCTCACTTCAGTCTCTAAAAGGGAAACTTTAACTCCCATTTTTGACAGCAAGATTAGAGTTACGCCACTCATGTGAGCGGCTATTACGTGATCACCCTGAGTAAGGGTGATGAGTTGGCTTTCTACGAGGTCTTTATCCCCGTAACTGTGGTGGAATTCCTCCACCAAGAGTTGTTCCTCGAATTCGAGGCTGAACTCGAATGTATTCCCGTACTCTTTCGAGTACGTAACATCGGCAACGATACCGAGTTGTGTATTTAATTCCTGGGATAAAAAAGAGTAAATAGTCATAGATTTCCAGTGGGGTGTAACGGCTTCCCACGACACTCAATGGAGTGTTTCGTCCGGTCGCCAGCCGGACTCATCAGGTGGGCTAGGCTACGGTTTGTAGCCATTTCTCAAAAGATTTGATAGGCCGCTTGTTGGACTGTTGAACCTTTTTATAGGCTTCATAGCCTTCCTCTTTTGCCCTCTCTTGGGCAGATTTCCGACTTCTCTCTTCAATGAGAGAATTTATTCGAGCCATGACGACTCCTCTGTCAGAGCCGAGGTTGCTGCTGGTCTTCACTCGACCAGCCATGCCCTTGGTGCGGTCGTCACAGTCCTCCCACACTATCCCTAGTGTGGTATCCCAGCAATAGCTAAATACGTAGTCATCACCGATCCAGAAGCGATTTAGGTTTTTTTCGTATATTTCTTTCCGAATCCACTCTGGTTCGGGTATTTCCAATTTAGCGGCTTCTTCTGCCGCAATTTTCGCTAACTCGTCCTGTTCCCAGCGAACACGGACTTTTTCGATAGAAGCTACCAAGTCTGCAAACGTGATTTTCTCGCGCTGGCAGTATTCGTACACATTGTTTTGCACCTTGGCAAGAATTTCTTGCTCAGTGGCAATACGAATATTCTCTTTTTTCTCTGTAACCCAAATAGCAGTTCCGTCTGCGTGGGCATATTCCCATACAGTGTAACAGATGGTATCCACAGTTGTGTTACCAGCAAAACCGAGACCCTGGTCGTATGCGACCTTGTTTTTGCTTTTGCCTGTTGATGCAAAAGCTTCGCCCCAATACTCTCTGTTTAATCCGTGACAGTATGGCTCAACTGCTCTTTCAAAAGAGCAATTGAACATGGCGCATGGCGCGCCATGTTGTTGATACTTATACCAATCATTCAAGGAACTTAACGCCGCCTGAATTTCTTGTAGCAAAGTATCAACTTTTGCGGTTGTTTCTTGGGGCAAAACCCAAGAAACACATTCATACAATCTGTCAGAATCGTCATCAATTTCTCCGTAAATGGCGATTTCCAGTTTATACCAGTCCAGGTTTTCTGGATTAACAGATGTCACAATAACATCTACTAGCCCAGAATTATCTAAAGTTCCGTTTAATTCTTCAGCTAACTTTTTCTGTATCTCAATATGTAACTCGCTAACATTAATCTTGAACATTGCCTTTGTCTCCAGTTTAATATCAATCTTTAAAATCTCATCCATCCATTTCTGGATGTTTTGGCGACCACCTACACGGGTGATTAAATTGATTAAAGTTTGTTGTCTTTTTTGCAAATTTTTTATCAACTTAACCGAGGTGTGAGTGGTGTTGCCTCGTCTCCTATGTTTAAACTGTATCCCAGTTTTTAGGGATTGTCAACCCCTTTTCTGAAATTTTTTCTAAACCACTTCAAGTCCTTACCGTCTAACGCTTCCAGGAATTTAGCAAAGCTTGGCAGTGCTTCTGATCCCTTGGGGTAGACATAGCCACAAGCTATGAGCTTTTTAGACAGACTTTCCTTTAAATCCTGTCTACACCTGATTTCTACTTGTGTGTCGTGATGTTTTTCCATAAGATATCCCAATCTGTACGCCAGAATCATATCATTCTTTTGGCGGCATCACACACGCCTGGGATGTTGCCTGACTGGCGATTAATCTTTTGATTATCTTCCCTGATGGACATTTCGCACATTCATCCATCTCGCCAGGCAATGGGCAATTACATTTTAAAGAATAGGTATTGTGAGGTCTTCTACCTGATTCAGAGATATCCTCTTCTTCCCAGGCATGGATATCTATTAGTTTTAAGCTGGCTAATTCTCTTAAATATAATCGAATTGTAGCTGGTTTTTTATTTAAGAAATCCTCATCTTTGGCTATGTCTTCTGCTGTGCATCTACCGCGACTAAATAGAATATCTAATATTAATAAATAAGTGTAGTTACGATTCGCCATGATGTTATTCTCCTAAGAAAAAATTAATACCCTCTTTATTGAAATTGGTTTTAAAGGTGCGACTTTTAAGGAAGTTTTGTACATCCTTGAATCTCACCATCATTTGACGAGATTTGTATTTATAAGTTGGTAATTGCCCGCTCTTGTACCAATAAGAAGAAGTAGACGAACTAACACCTAGTATCTTGGCAAGTTTACGCAGTGATATATTATCGTATTGACAAGCAAAAGAAATGTTGTGAGTTATGCAGTAATTTTTCACTGCTATTTCTGTTCTGTAAAAGCCGTGTTTATTCAATACCTGTACTATTTTAGTAGGTGGTATAAACCCGGCATTTTCTTCTACTATCTCTATTTCTTTTGTTGTCCAGTTCTTATTACCTTTCTGCTTAGACATTACACTAATGGTAATACGATTTCCTCTGGTTGATTTTGGTATTTTCCCTGGCGAGATTCATAGTTGACGGCGCATTCTTCACCTTGGAAAAATAATAATTGTGCTATGCCTTCATTGGCGTAAACCCGGCAATCAGCACTTGATGAATTTGATATTTCTATTGTTAAATGCCCAATCCATGAAGCCTCGACTGGTGTTAGATTCGCTATCAAACCAGCGCGGGCATAGGTTGATTTTCCTATGCAAATAGCTGTTAAGTTTGGAGGCATTTGTAATTTTTCAATAGCTACTCCTAGTCCATAGGAATGTGCAGGAATAATAAAAAAATCGCCCCATTTATCTTGCTGTAATTCTACCGATTCAAGGTTCTGGGAATTGAAGTTTTTGGGATTAACAATTGTTCCAGGAATATGTCTAAATATCTTAAATTCCTTGCTACTTAATCTGATGTCGTAGCCATAGGAGCTAAGTCCATAACTGATAGCTTTTCTGATTTGACTGGACATTTGCTCATGCCCACAGATGCTGACTTCTCTGATTAATTGCACCTGAAATGGTGTAATCATGCCTTCAATGGCATATTGCATAATTTGGGAGTCGTTTAATATCATGGGTCTAAATAAATAGTTGCTTGACAATTGACATACAGGCGTAGTAATCGTTACCTAAATATTCCCGTCGTGCTTTGTCTACATAGTAAAATCCGCTACTTGATTTTTCAATTTTGCCATTATGTTTACCGCCAAATCCGTCAAGCAATGACTGGAGTTTTTGTGTCGGGCTGTACATTTGAGATGCTGATATAGATACGCCGATAATTTTATCATTATATTGATTGCATTAAAAAGCCGCTACACAACTTAGTATGTGTAGCGGCTTTTGATTGTTCTTATTTATCCGTCAGTGGTCAAGCGGACTACTAATGAAAGATTCAAATCCGTAGCTATAGATAATGTCGTTGATACCGCAAGGAGCGTCGTTGGCATCAGGATCGAAACTGAGCTCATAAGCCCACCAGTTGGCGTTGTCGTGCCAACTCCAACTGAATCCGTCCTCCACCCATCGTAGGTTCTCATCGAGAGAAACCTCGGACGGGCTAAACAAGCTAATGAATTGATAAGTCTGCATATTTTTTTAGTTTAATAACGGCACTAAGCACTAATTTAGGATTAGCACTTAGTGCCGATTGAATTAGTAGGGAGGATACAAGTCATCCTCATAACTACTGACATCACGGGGTTTGCCCTTTGGGCTGTACCCGTCGTCCTCTAATGCGGGAGAACCTTCGCCTATTCGTGGTCGCCAGTCTTTGACGGACTCGCGACCGACTTTAATCATTTCTGACAATTCTGATCCATTACGGATCAGTTGCCCTGCACTGGCAGCTTTGTAGCTGTTGACTACTGCCACCAGTGCGGTATTGGGCTTTACGCCCCGCTCGTCCGCCTCAATGTGAGGCTCGTAAATGCAGTGGGCATGGAATAATTCGCCCATGTTTTTGTAGTGCTGTTTACGCATCAATGCATAAGCACCTTCCATGTCAAAACAAAACCCACTACGGTCTGTGGTTTTTGTTTTGTACTGCAACCAGCCCGACATAAACGACGCTCCGCTTGCGCCGTTGAGAGATATCAACAAGGGTGTAGGATGTACTGGAGAATCGTTTTCTCCCAGTACATAGCACCATGCGTAGGAGCATGGCTTGTACAAATGTTTGTTACCCCAATAATCTACCTGGCGGGTCTCCCCGATTATCTTCCCTGTCTCACGGGATTTTGCATAGCGCGGTGTTTGCGCTATGATTACGATTTTTGGCTGAAGAGCCATATACATCTCTTCCGTGTCACCAGATGCAAACTCATGCAACACGGGTTTCCAGCCTGGAGGTGCGTCAAAACCAGATGCTTCGGCATTAGCCTTGGTAATGGCAAACCCGAAGTCTGCCATCCCATGCTTGTTCCATCGGGGGTTGATTATTTGGCAGAACGGCTGACGCTCTGCCTGTTGTGGGGAAAATTCCCCACTTTCAAAATCCATCATGTCTGTGTCTATTACTGTCATCGTTTTACCTGTTTTACCTGTGTTTTGCGTTGTGTACGCGCGGATTTGACAAGGCATCGCACCCAGCCCTTGCGCTAAACCGTGGTGGCGTATTCTCGCTTGGTTAAGCTAACCAAACTCTTGGCAACTGGTCGCCAATCATTTGCAAAGGTTTCCCCATCCAGTGTCCATCCCCATCGGTCGTCTAGCCAGATGTATCCGGCTAAAGTCCCGTTGAACCTCACGGAGTATTGCTGACCCCAAAGGTCAACAAAGTTCATATCTTCGATAATATACCCTATGTCTTCGATAGGCTGGTTTATGCGACCACTACCACGCTCGTCGTTGAGCGCGAAAACTTCCGCATCCTCATAAGAGAGGAATAACTGTCTTTCTAGTCCTTTATTAACAGCCCACGAGACTAAATCGTGGTCTCTGTCAAAAACTATCTCTATTGTGGCGACTACATCGCCATTTTTGACCACCTCGTGGTAGCCAAAATCTATAGCCACTACTTGCAATTCTGTCTCTAGTTCCGCTTCTAGTTCCGCATGTGCCACCTCTTGTGGCTCTATCAGAACAAGTCCGGCATTTTGCACAAATCTCTCTGCTTGAAGGTAGGTCTCCGTGCGATGGACAATCTTGCCCTCAGACACAACCATGTAAGGCTGTGTCAGTCCTTCGTAGCTATCACCGTCAAACTCGATGACGGCGGATTTTTCCTGTACCTTCGCCACAGTCTTAGCTTGATGAGCTAAAATAGCCTCTACCCAGTTTGTAATCAGCCTCTTGTCGCCACTGGGCAAAACGCCCATGTCAGCAGCGACTTTCTTCACTTTGACTAAACCTCGATTTAAAAGCTGTTGACGGGAGTAGATAGGGTGTGACATAGTTAATTAGACCTATTAGGTTGAAGGCGATCGCTTGACTTTCCACGGTGCGGCGGTCGCTTTGTTTATATCTCAATTATTACGCAATAATTGGGATATGTCAACCCCTCTTGAGAAATTTCTTGAATCCTCAACAGATAAGGCTTTCCGTGCAAAAAGTTCGATTAACTCAGATACAGATGTCCCTCTGTTAACAGCTTCTTTTTGCAAATTCTCCCACGCGGTCGGGGTAACGCAAATAGTGTGTCTGACTTTATTTTCGATGTAGCGCGGCTCTCGTGGCCTGAGATTTTTTAAGCTTGCCATAAATATCTATTATTGTGGATAAATTGAGCATAGCATGATGTTCAATGCTTGCGTCTATCGAATAAAAGATGAAGTTATGGAGATATCTGTAATATTTATGTAGTCTGGCAAGCGTAAAGTAACTTGCGTTACTCATGCTTACCAGAAGTTACTAAACACAAAGGAATGCTATGAATAATTTAGCACATATCGAGAAAAATATAGTGTTATCATGTAATAGATAGGTCAACACGGTGAGGGAGCGCGCAATACTCCCGCCGTTCCAGTTGACAGTCCATTACAGTCCAAAATGAACTTATGAACAGTTTAGCAAAAATTGATGTAATTCAGAAAGATGATGAGCTAGTTGTTGATTCCCGACTGATAGCCAAAGAACTGGGGATTGAGCATAGATCATTTTTCAGGACTATCAGAAAGTATCAGACCGAGTTACAGGAATTTGGACACCTGCGATTTGAAAACGCATCTGTAGTAAGCTCATCCAAGGCAACAAATATTACACTGTTTGCCTACTTGAACGAAGATCAAGCTACTTACGTAATGACCCTATCAAAAAATACTGAGCAGGTCAGAAAATGCAAGCGAACACTGGTTAAGTCATTTTCAGAAGCCAAACAAATAATTAAAACCGTCATTCCTGCACAAAATGACCACATCCGCGAACTAGAGCTACGTTTGCAATTAGCACAGGCGGAAACTCAAAAAGCTTTAGCGGAGAAAGCCGTACTTGATGCACGTCATTTAATTGTTGCTACTTGCCCTGAACCTGTGCAGCAAAAGATACTCGGTTATTCTGTTGTGGAAAAAGTGGAGTACCGCGATCGCATTATTCATGGGCAGGATTTAATTAATGATGGTTCGACCATTAACAAAACTGCTTTATGTAGACGCTATGGCTTTGTGTCTAAAAGCGGAAAACCCGATTATATTAAATTAAATAGACACCTTGATTCGTTGAATATTCCTGATTATGCTTGGGAGAATGTGCCAAGTATCAAAGAAAATCAGGAATTGCGGCGAGATTATTTAGAGGAATTAGACAAGAAGATTATTGATGATTCCCGTCAATTATGGTTTGGGGAATGAATAAAAAAACCTGCTTTGTGGCAGGTTTTACACAAGGTTGGATTACATCTTTATTGTAATCTTATTTCTAGATTTTGTAAATATTTAGCTCCCTTCCTTCCAGGTTTTAAGTGCTTTAATCCTGGCGTTAATTCTATTTAATTTTTCTTCGGTTTCTTCCTTGTCAGCACTCAGATTCATTAATTCCGCATCTATTGACTGCTCTAATGTCCAGCCTAGATTTTTGTGTTCATTCCAAGTAGTTTCAAGCATATTTACAATCCTGCGAACATCATCCATATTTCTGCAAACATAGTCAACGGAATTTTTAGACCAGATGAACAAAGAACGCTCAACTCGCCATTTATCTATTTCCGCTTTTTTGGCTAGTGAGGGAAAATCACAAGTATAGGGTTTTGCCCATATAGGTAGTGTAAGTGAATTAATGTCGTGCATATTTGATTCTCATTTTGTTTTTTCATTGTTTGCTTGCCATTGTTTTTTCATTATTGCTTGTTTGGATCTTCCTAGTATTGAGCTTTTTTGACTTAAAGAGAAATCGGTAATTAGAAATTTTAGTTCTTGCTCAGTCCATCTTCTTTTGTGAGGCAATATCTCCAGTCTTAATTCTTTGATTTTCCTCCTAACACAATATTGTCCTTTATTTAACTTTTCTGCAAGCTGCTTAATCGTGAATCTAAATGAATTTTGCTTCAAAAAATCCAAATCTTCCTGACTCCACTTGTTAAAATCTAGTCCCAATCTTTTGGCGTGATATGTAGTAGATTGAACGCTTTTGCCTAGGCGATCGCTAATCTCTCTTATGGTATATTTACCAGCACTATTAATCAAAATTTGAATTTCATGACTGCGCCAACTATTCATTGTTTCTCCTTTATTTGAAAAGTGTTAGTTGTATCGAGTTAATTTGGTGGTTGTGATATTTTTCTAAATATCGCAATGCACTGTTTAACGCTGGAGCAACAACAATAGTCCATTGAGGTGGAGGGATTTGCTTTGTATCCATCTCATCACAGTATTCATTGAACAATTTAACAGCTTCCCAGAATGAATCCATGGCATCATAAGCCAGTCTATTAAGTTTTGCTCTAATTCTGCTTTTAGTAGCAGCATTTGAGTCATTCCAATAAATAGAGTTTGCGACTTTGTGATATGCATCCGCATAGGACGTAAATAGAGTCAACTCTAATTTCATAGACACCAGCAATTCATGATTACTAGGGATTCTCTCGACTAAACAATGTATCTCGCATTTAGGTATCAGCATAAATTTGATTCTGATTCATCTGGATGTGCAAGCGTTGAATCTTGAGACAAACAGCTAAAAAGATGGTGGCGATTTGATTCAATTTCCATTAGTTCATGCAGCGTTATTTTTACTTGAGAAAGTCGTCTCCTGACTTCGTGAAGTTTTTCTTGGTAGTATTTGAAAACTTCGTACTCGTCTGTGGAAAGTTGCTGGCAATACTGCATTTCCAACTTTTCTAAGTGTAGTTTTAGTGCATTTAATTTGATAATATTCATGGCTAATATTGTGGTTTTGCTAAATTTTTGAATTGCGCTCTTGGGGCATCGTAAAGTAATTTTACTGTTCCCGTTCCCGAATCGCGCCCCTTGGCTACAATGACTTCTCCAATACCTCTGTTTGGAGTATCGGGATTGTAATATTCATCTCGGTATAGCAGGAACACAAAGTCTGCATCCTGCTCAATGCTTCCTGATGCCCTTAAATCTGACAGCATTGGGCGGTTATTTTGCCGTCCTTCAACGCCCCTGTTTAGTTGCGCTAAGGCAAACACGGGACAGCTGAAACCGGTTGACCCTGACGACAAACTCTTCAGCAGCCGACTAGCGCGGCTGATCTTACTTTGCTCATCCCTTGCATTCTCTTCAGTGCTTGCCAAAATATGGATGTGGTCTACAAATATCGCGCCTGGTCTTTCTCCAGTGCGGGCAATGGTGCGGCGAATAGTGCCGTTGATGTCCAATACATCCATCTGTGAATAATCGCAAATGTATAGCTTAGACTCTTCTGATGTTTCCATAGCCATAGATATCTGCGTCCATTCATGGCTGCTTATCATCCTAGGTGCTTTGAGCTTTGCGCCTTCAACATTTGATAATCGCGTTGTTAGCCGTCTAGCCAATTGAATTTTATCCATCTCTAAAGAGAAGAAAAACACTGGTCTATGCTGACCGTTCTGCTTAGATGCGATGTTCCAAGCTATATCTAATCCTATGGCTGTTTTGCCCATGGCGGGTCTGCCACCAATTACAACAAATTGGTTCGGCTCAAAGCCGCCTGTTAGCGCGTCCAGGTCGTAAAATCCAGATTGAATGGGGACAATTTCCCCTGATATTTTCTTTTCCATTTCGCCATACATTTCTTGCATAGCGGTGGATACGTGCGCTAATTCAGGTCGGTCGTCTGATTGGGATTGAGTCAAGTCAAATATGCTTTTCTGTGCCTCTTCCAGGATTTTGGGCAGTTCCAGTTCGCTGCTGTAGGCTAGTTTGATGTTGCGGTGGGAGATTCGGATTAGCTCCCGTCTGAGGAATTTCTCATAGACAATTTCAGCGAGGCTATCTATGTTAATCGCGCTGACGGTGCTGTCTAGCAACGCCCTTAGCTTGGTTCTGCCACCGATTAATTTAAGGTAGCTTTCACCGCGCAGGTCTACCTTGTCTGATAAGCGGGACGCAACGCTTACTATATCTGTGGGGTTGGACTCTAAATGAAGTTCTACCATGACGCGGTAAATCATGGCGTGGCAATGCACGTAAAATGCCTCGGCCGGCAATCTGCCATGGATTCTCTCTATGGCACTGGGGTCTAGAAGGATTCCCCCTAAAATTACCTGTTCAGCCTCGACGTTTTGGGGCGGGAGGCGGTCTAATCCGTCAGATGCTAGGTCTAGGTTGTTTGACTGAAACATGATGTCTTGTCCTGGATTTTTAAAAAAAGATTTATTTTGACCATTCCCATGTGGGGAATTTTTCTTTGGCATAGCGATACCAAGCGCGGTTATCCTTCCCTGCAAAAAATTCCTCTAAAGAGCGGCTTTTCAGGTATTGGGTACGGTGGTGGTATTCGTGCTGAATTTCATACCAATCCTTCAAATATTGGGGAATTTCCGATAGTTCCTCTGATGCTTTCGATAAGTCTGGAGATGGAAGAGTGCAGCTTGGGCGATCGCACAAGTTCATCAAGTTCACCCAGCCACCCTTAGTCCGTTCCCATTGATTGATAATGGCTATGGCGTGGCCATACTTCTGTTCTGGCGTTGACTTATCCTTTCTTGCCAAGTCAATGGCTAATTTTTTGACTATCTCAGGATTGCAGTTTTGGAAATGCGCGGACATCCGCTTGGAACGCCAGGGCAAAACCCAGCCTTGCCATTTGGCTCGGTCTCTAAAAATGCCTAGCATCTCGGATGGTGGTGCAGTGTCGGACGTATCTGGACTTAATAGAAAAGTGTCTATTAATTCATAGACATTTGCCGCTTGTGCGTAAGCATTTTGAAGCGCGGCGGCGGAATACCCGTCCTTAGATTGGGCTATTGGTGAGTTGCAAACATCTGTCTTTTTATCAGAAAGATTATTTATATCTGTTGAATTAGATTTAAACCCATCACAATCGCGGGCTTCTTTCTCTTTTTCTTCTTCTTTTTTGTCTTCTGAATTTATGTTCTTCTTATGTGGGGGGTCGCATCCACCGACGGATGAACCATATACTCGGTCGTCCACCGGTGGTTTACCCACCCCTGGTTTACCCGTCGGTGGTTCGTCCACCGACGGGTAAACCACCCCTGGATGTGTGGCTTTAAAGAGGCTGCATTCCTCTTTATCGGCAAATATGTAATAGTCCCAGTCATAACGCCCCTGGGAATCTTTGACTTTTAATCTAAGCAGATATCCATTTTCTTCTGCTTCTTTGATAATTGTTCTCAATTTTTCTCGACCATATCCCAAGCTTGCCTTGATGCTGGCAAAGGATACGGTAAATCCGTCCGCATGAGATTGTATCCAGGCGATGAAACGAAAAGTCCCATCACCAATGAATTGATTACGAATCAATTCATTGGGTAACTTTGTGTACCCTGACACGGGCATTCCGCCCTTACATATTTTTCCCATTACATCCTCCTTGGACGCAATGGTACATCTGTCTGATTGACAGACATTTGAAAATTTCTTATCATTGAGATGCTCCTTGTGGATTTAAGGCTAGGGGTCGTCCCTCGACTATTTCCGGTAGTGCGGGGGAAAATTTTTTACTACTCTGCCAATAATGACTGAGCGTATGCCAAAACTTGATCCGCAATGCTTGGCTTGCGGTCAAGACATCTGGCAATGTCTTTAACCTGTTTTTCCAAAGCTGTCGGGATTCTGACAGCCTTGGTTTTGCCTGTGACCCATCCAGGCTTAAACAAAACCTCCGGCGGCGCGGGGGCGGGCTTTGGGTTTGCCATGTTTCTCCTAATTGACTGGTAATATCATATCCTATTGACGGGTTACTCGTCAATAGGATGTAAATAAAAGTTTTCATTTCTTCTGAAAAAACTGCGGATCTTTTCATTCTATCGGCAAAGTTATCAAGATTTCGATAACTTTGTTTGCAACAAAAAAGCGGGCTGTAAACCCGCT